AACAATATCCCACGAAAATCTCTTAATTATCGTACACCATTAGAAGTATTCTTGAGTCATGTCACAGAAGAACAACTTTCACCTTTTTTCTAATTTAAATTGACATTTCAGGAAGCAAAAAAACGCCCAGAATCTCTTCTGAGCGTTTTATAAAACTAAGATTTTATTTACTTCTTAAGCCACTTATTTTTAATCTTAATTCCAAAATTACTTGCTAACTTACTTAAATTAAATGTGTTCCACCTAAATATAGCAAATATCGATATTGCAGCTGCCGACACAACTGCAACTGTTGCTGCCGCAACTTTTCTCTTCCAGCCTTTCGTACTTGTGGCTTTTTTATTCTTTCCAAGCAACGTCTTTGTCACTATTCTGCCATTATTTTCTTCTTTTTTATAATTATCTATATGATAATTTCTTGTCTTTTTGAAATTGCTGTATCTCTTTTCAAGAGTATCTGCGTTATGTGGCATTTTGTTGGTAGATGCATTTATTTCAAGCATTTTCCAAACGTCATATCCTTGTCCGAAAGTATTGTTGGCAACATCAACGGTATTCTTAATTAGATCAATATCCTTTGTTGCCAAAGAACCGAGCATTGCTGCATCATATTGCAAATCGAAAATTCCCTTTATAGTATCAGTAAAATATGAACTGATCATTTTTAGTGCATTATCACTATTAAAATTACTTTTTAAACTAGCAATAATTCCATTTTCACCAATATTCATCATTTGCTTTTCCATAATTTTTGCAGCATCTCGTTCTACCTTATTGGCGATAATTCTTCCAGTACCCTCATCTATTATGCCATTTTCGATTTGGGTTTTGATTGCTGAACTTATGTCGTTCTTTAAGGTTTCTTGATCCTCAGTTTTCTGGTCAAATTTATTAAACAATCCTAAATATTGATCCTTAACAAAGACCATGGGAAGTCGGACCGCTAAAGCCCAATTCCAATTAGATACTCCTGAGCTCTCGGGCATAAAGACATATATACCATCATTAAGCAGATAATAACTTGTACTCCCATTGACATACTTCCCACCTGTATATGGCAAGCCATTCTCTTTATCGGAGGAGTAATATGGTGAATTATGATGTTTATAAGCAATACCTCTTAAATACTTTGCTGCTTTATTTACATCTTTTAAGAAGTATGTTAATGGTAACTGTTCTCCATTTTTAAAAGTGTACCCTTGAAGATCACTAGTATAATCAAAAGAATATGAGAAAGCTCCATGTCCTATAGCACTAGATTGAATAAAAGAAGTATAACCTTCGTCGTCAAAAGTTACTTTGGGCATTGTATAAGTTGCCATTCCGTTTTTTATAGATTCTGCTCTTACTTTTATAAATTCTTCTTTATCAAAGCGACCATCAACCGCTTGGGGCATTACATCAATACTTCTTTTATCATTTGTATAACTAATAACATATGTGTGTGTATTCTCGGCAATGTTAGCCCCATTAAGGTCCCCATTCCAACTATCTGTGGTTTTCCGATAAGTAAATATATAGTTGTTAATAAAACAATCGCTTTCATTCGCTATTTGGCTTGATAGTGCTGTAATATGCTGATAATTAGGATTTTTCCCTTGATAGCTATAACGATATTGTAAACTATCGCTTGGGATAGTCATTTGCATGCCAGTCTTTACCTCGGGTATATCCTGAAATGTAGAAGCATTAAGGTCTTTTCCCGTTATTTGGTTTATATTGCCTGTTGCGCTCCACGCATTAAATTGCGGGTTCGGAGATATTTCATCTACATAAGCATTTGCGTCTTTATTTGCCTTGCTATCCTTGAATAAATTAATACTATAATTGGGACTATTAGTTTCAAATTTACTTGAATAATCGATTACTGTGTTGTTATTTATGTTGTCAGCATGTCCTGTTGCACTAGTAACCATTAATACTGACCCTATAATTACACCTATAATCCAACTCTTCTTAGCTTTATACAACTTTTTCTGCATAGGTTTTACACTCCCTAATATTAATACCTATGTATTATCTGGTAAAACTTAGCTAAATTGCAATATAAATAAGCTAAAAAAGCAAAATAATTAGTAGTTATTTGGACAAAATTAACTATAACGAATAAAATCGTCATTTTATCTAAATATGGTTATTCTAAAAATCACCCTCAAGATCTTCGAGGGTGATTTTTTGTTCCCAATCAATATCTATTTATTCCACGTAATCTACACCTGTGATTTCCTTATATTGGACTGGCGTAATGAAACCATCACCAACTCCAACGTACACTTTGTAGTATTCTGGGTCAGTATTGCCCCAATCGTTCCAGAACATTTTCAACATTGTCATTGTATCCATCATTTTAATTACCTTCTTTCTGTAAGCTCATAATTTGCGCTTGTTGATTCATTATCATTCGCTGCGATTGTTTATTTGTAGCAGTTAACTGATTAATCTGAGTTTGTTGTTTCATTAGTAACACTTGTTCTTGCGTCGGCTTTTCTTTATGAATCCAAGCTGTCCCAGTGAAGTAGTTATCATTTTCAGTTGTAGGCGCAATCTCTGTCTGATTTGCGGACAACTCACGATTAACTGGAATCATAGCTGGTCCAACAAAATAATGTTGATCATCAAATTCATAAATCATCTTAAAATTCATATTATCCCTCTTTCTTCTTTACAGCCCCAAAAGACTTGATTTCATTCTCGTTAAACAGACCTATTTCATACCAACATTTAATCAGCCAACTATCACCTGCAACTTCATATTTTGAAGTTCCTTTTGTACCCTCGGGAGTTCCCCAAGAACCAGGATTATCATTAAAAGTTTTTCGATCCTCATCATTGAAAAAGACATTGGACCAATCCCATTTGGATGAGTCATTGACAGGATTTTCTACAATTAAATTACCATTAAAATAAATATACTCTATCCCATGCTTCTTTCTGAGGCTTTCAATGGTTATTCCTCCGTGCGCAAAAGACATAATATTACTCATAATAGGGTAAGAACTAAAATTAGTTTCATGTTCCTTTGTATAGAAACCAACACCGCCCATAGTTCCGCCGCCAATACCATGAATAATACATCCATTATCAAGTACATGTTCGTAGTCTTTAGCTGTACCATCGGGATTACTTATTCTTCGGACAAAAAATCCAGTTGGTCCACGTCTAGGCAAACTCTTAGCTCTTAAGGATTCTAACCATTCTCTTTCTGAACCACTAAAACCATTGTTAACTGCAATCTGATATGCTGATTGCCCCATCGCACCGGGTTCACCTTTGTTGCCTTTAAGAGAATTTAGCCATTCATTCTCAGAACCCTCAAAACCATTACGCAAAGCAATCTTATAGGCAGATTCTCCATCAGTACCTTTAACTCCATTCTTACCGTCGATACCATCGTTTCCTTGCAAGGATCGTAACCATTCGGTTTCTGTTCCATCAAAGCCATTATCACACGCAATTTGATATGCAGATTTACCAATAGCACCATCGTGGCCATCTCTTCCCGGAAGTCCACGTTCACCCTTTTCACCCCGTGGTCCAACCAATGATTTCTTAGTATCGATGCCATCTATTACCAATGTTCCCTCATCGGATACTTCAATTTTTGGTGTATGGCCATCGTGGCCATCTCGCCCATCTTTACCGTTATGTGCTGTCAGATCGACACCCACGTCCTCACCGTTAACTATTAATCGTCCATTTTCAACTTTAATATCTAAGTTAGGACGATCAATTTTACTTGGAAGACTACTAAGTTTTTCTTCAATCTTTGTAGTTAATTCATTAAACTTCTTTTCAAAGTCAGCAAGCGTAATTGAGGAAATGAGCTGACCAACAACCTGTGTTGCATTTCCATGAATATTTAGTTTTAAGAATCCCTCATCAGGATAAATAATTTGATTATCAACATCGCCTTGCCACAACTCTACGTCATACGAACCAACAGGTAATTCTTTTAATGTGTTTGTTGGTAATTGAATAATTTTCCGCTCAGCTGACACTGGAATTGTCTTGATATATGAATCTTCACTCTTAATCTTTACAAGTAATTTATCGTCACTCGTAAAACTCATGACTGCATGATCGTCTACTGCTTTTAATTCAAGAATAGAACCATTATTTCCAAACTTGAAATTAATCTCGTCGTCAAGATACGTAGTTAAATATCTCATACGTATTTTTTCACCTCGTAAGTAATTAATTTCCTCCTTAATTACCAAAAAGGCGTTTGTTATAAATATATTTATGTACAAAGGTGGGTAGAATTACCCTTCTACTCACCTTCATTTGTTTATAAAACCCATGTTTTATAAAATTATGTTATGCAACAATTCTTTGACCGACCCAAATGTAGTTAGCATTCCGAATACCATTGACCGCTTGCAAGTGAGATACAGACGTATTCATCTGTGCAGCAATTCCAGATAAAGTTTCACCATATTTTACGTAGTGAACCTTTTGAGTTGCTTGTGCGTTACCACTCACCTTTAAACGTTGCCCAGGGTAAATAACTGAGTTAATGCTTAATCCATTATTAGCAGCAAGTGTGTACATATTCATTCCATACTTGTTTGCAATGGACCAGAATGAATCGCCGTAGCGTACTGTGTAATATTGTGCACTAGGTTGAGCTGGCTTTGGTTGTGCGGGGGTAGTGTTAACCTTGTTTGAAACAGATTGACCTTCTCCCTTATCAGCAACACGAATAACCTGTCCTGGGTGAATTACATCATTAATGGTCTTGCCATTCAATTGCGCTAAGGCATTCATTTCCATGCCATAACGATTTGCTATTGCCCACCAACTATCATTTGGCTTTACGGTGTAGTTATGAGTATCCTTATGAATTTGCTTACCTTGTTCAGTTGCAGGAGTTTCAGTCTTTGGCTTTTGTGAATTTCCATTGACGTAACCGCTCATAGTAATGTCACGACCATTAGGTGCTAATGAAATATTACCGTCTAAACCGCCAGCACGATACGTGCTAGTAAATTGGTAGATACTAATTCCTGGAAGTGAAGGGAATACACCCCAGTATGGTTCTGTACGAACATTGTAATCTGGGTATGCTGCAATCCATCCAGAGTTAGGGAATTCAGCAATAATACGATTATAGTCAACGTGAGCCAGGGTATATGGCTTGTATGAGTAATACATCGGCTCGTATCCCGCAGCCTTAATTTCACGCATACCAGCTAAAATAGCTTCTGTGTTAGCATTCTTGTCCCAAGATGCTCCATCTTCATAATCTAATGCAATGATCGACCCCTTAGGCGCTTGGATCTTTGGTAGAAAATGATCTACAACCTGCTTCCCCAATTGAGCATTTCCACCAACTTGATACCAAATATAAGTGTGCATTCTCAACCCATTAGCAATACCTGAACTAATTTGTGTTGGATATGTCCATTGGTCATAGAAATAACCATTTACGTATCCACCAACTTGTGCAATTGCAAACTGATCTCGCGCATAAGGCTTACTTGCATAAGCACCTTGATATTTTGATAGATCAGGTCCATATGACCTGGCATCTGCACCTGCTAATCCTGAAAAAATAGGAATAACAAGAATAATAGTAGCAATGACTATTATCATTCTTTTTAGAAACTTCTTGAACAAAATAAATTGCTCCTTTCGAGTGTTTTATTTTGTCCTCCTTAATGAAGTTCCTCCTTAAAAACTAGTATTTAATTTTAAGCAACGTTATCGAGTTGTGTTAATTCATCTAATCTGTTCTGAATTGCCCTGCCGATATCTTCTCCGGTAACAGTGTACGGAATACGTAATAGATTAATATTATTATCTTCGCAGTATTTGTTTTTGATTAAATCATGTTTGTGTTGGAGATTAAATTTTTCCTCTCCACCAAAATAATCGCAACTCTGAAAATGCTGTCTTCCATCATACTCAATGACCAAATTATAATCGGGAAGATAAAAATCAAATGGGAGTGAACGCTGATCTTTACAGTCTGCAAATTTCTTCTGAGGAATATAGCCATAGTTTTTACTATTTAGCCAAGCTTCAATAGCTAATTCCCCGTGGGATTTTCTACATCTTGGACATCTGGTTCCACGTATAAAATTCATCGGAGTAACTTGCCATAAATAACCACATTTTTCGTGTTTTATTTTTACTTTTTCACTCATCTTTGAATACTCGCCTACTACTCTATACTCCCTCCCTACCAATGCCGATAACTGAGCTATAAAGTCGTCTGATGTTTTTATGATGCCTGCACAACGAGGGCACCCAACGCCCGAGAGCAAAGTACTTCCATATGTTTCCCATAAATAACCACATTCTTTATGAGTCACCTTAAGTTTTTTATGACACCCTTGATAATTATCTACAATATAAGCGTTGCCATATTTTTGATGTACCTCTCGCACAAAATCGTCATACGGTCTAGTTTGTCGTACAACTTGTTTTCGCATAGAACACCTCGGACATCTCTTTTTAATCAATATTGCATTAGGCTTAATCTCCCAGGTATAGTCGCAGGGAACATGACGAACCTTTATTTTGGTATGTGCAGTTTTATATTCACCTAAAACTTCATACTCTCCCGGATAAAGTTGATCGAGCTCATTTTGAAATTGAATTGTGCTTTTTCTTTTTGAACCGAAGCAGTTTGGACACCTACTTCCATTTAAGAATGTGTTGGGTTTAGTTTTCCATTCATATCCACAAATATTGTGACGACATAGGATTTTAGAACCGTCTCCTATATACGTTTCTATGAAAGAATATTCGTCCCCAACTAGATTCTTTATTTCTTTTGTGAATTCTTGCTGAGATTTACCATAAGCACAAGTTGGACAACCACCCTTTTTATTATGAAGAAAACTCTTAGGAGTAACCTTCCAAATAGTGCCACATATAGAATGAAGACACCTAATTTTGGTTGTTGCATTAACATAGTTATCTAGAAACACATATTCATTTCCCCATAAATTCTTTACTTGAGAACAGAATTCGTCATTTGTTTTTCGAGGTTTTCTATTTTGTATACCACATTTGCGACAACCATAACCTTTCAAGAGACTGCTTGGCTCTACTAACCATTCATGACCACAATCATTACATAAAACCATTACTTTTGTCTTCATATTGATGAAAGGTGTAGTAATTGTATATTTTTCGCCATGTATCGCTTTAACATCTTCAACATACTGTTCAGGTGTTCGTCTTTTTCCCATCTAACTCCTCGATTCCCGTGTTAAATATTTTTGTTGTGATTATATGAATATGATAACACACAACAAAAATATTGTATGCTTTATTTTAAATAAGTAATTCGAATCTTAGGTTTTTTCCAACCGTCTGCTGAGCCTGCATACCATAAATATCTAACTCCAGATGTATCTCCGGCGCGACATGTAATTCCTTTAACACTACCGTCTCTAAAGTTATCTCCAACCCAATTTGGAAGTGTTATCCATTGTCCCTGGTCTCTTCTGCTATACCATGCGCGAGCAACTCCGAAATTGGTTTCAGAATACTTAGATTGCCAACCCGGTGCATTGTGGAGTCCGAATACTCCTTGTCCCCCGTTATAATTCATAGAGTGAAGACAATGCATATAAATTTCGACTTTATCTATTTTGGCTCCTCGAAGTGTATTTTGAATATTACCCCAGTCAAAGTAGACTTGAGCGCTTTCATCTCCCCAATCGTAGGAGTCATGGTACGGACGGTAGCAACCTTGCGTTGGACGGTCTGGTCTAACTAAAGCTGACCATCCTTTAGCGGCTCCCCACGACCAAAACGACTGTACACCAGTGCATTCCCAGGTCGTAATTTTACGCTCCTCCAGTAGGTTCAACCATTCATGACCATTCCAAATTCTTGCACGTGGTGGAATCCATGTATGTCCATTAGACACACGAACATTACCTCCACCAAGTTTAATCCACTCTCCATTGGCTCCTCTATATTTTACAAATGGCATTTATAATCACCTCCTAAATACCAACCCAAACTGACCCTACTGGAACGTCACCACTAGGCTGTTCGTCTTGCAAGAATAACCGTCTATTATGATCACCGATGTAAGGAGAATGATTAAGCTTAACCGCTTCATGATTTGCTCCAACAGCAAATTGAGCAACAACTTCAGAGGTATTCCAATTTCCAACTGCCAATGATCCTTGATCCCATGCCGGCTTGAAAAACCCTACTCCTTTATCAAAGTTTCCAGTTTTTTCATCAAATGTCTGAAAATTAATTTGTGGCTCATTGGCTCGAATAACGTGCATACCACCATATTGAACAAAATTACGATCTTGATTGAACGTAAATGGAGGATATTTATACTCTTTACCACCTGTTTGAATATGGACATCACCAATATCGGTTGCAACAACTTTAGCAGTCCACTTATTATTCTTATCAAAAACTAAGCCTGTTTCTGTATTTTCGCCATCTTTGATATTGAAGTGAATGTTCCGTTTATCCATGCGAAGACCACTATATTTAGTATCATCGCTATTAGTCTTTAAGAAACCTGAACTATCAATTCCATCAAGCTTATCAGCATCTAACCCCGATCCACTACCTACATTAGCTTCTGTGAATATCTTTTTACCATTAAAAGTAGGATTATCATTACCCCAAAACTGTAAATTGGTATCTGCCTCGCCAATATGGATATTATTGTTATCGTCAATAGAAGCTAAATTGTAGTCGTGACCATTCTTACCTCGAAGTTTGTATTTTGCCCCAAACTTAACTGAAAGGTCACCGTTGACTGTATCTCCCCATTTGAACAAATATCTATTGTTACTATCTTTTTTTAAGTCTTCCAACCCACTTTGCGAGTTGCCAGATACATTATTTATTTTGGAATTTAACTCATTAATTGCCCCAGTCATATTCTTGGAATCTGTCTGAAGTTTTGAAATATCACCAATAATATTGTTAATACTTGTAATGGTATTTCGTAAATCAACACCACCAGATCCCCATCCAGACTGATTACTCCGTGAGACAGTATTTTCTAAAATTACTCCGTTAGGACTAATTACCTTATAAAAGGTTAATTCTGGATTACCCTGATCACCAATCGATGTAACTGTCAGAATGGATTCCTTGTCTCCTGGAATGTTTCCGGGTAAACCTCCTACTCCTTTGATTCGGTATACTCCAGTATGTTTTATGTCTCTATAATCACCGCTTGTGATTAGCTTTCCCTCAAAGCCTAATTCTCTAAACGTTCCAATTTCATTATTATTTGAATCTAGGACTCTAAGAGCCTTGTCGTCCGTTACGAAATGATATTCATCATCTGCAACTAAATATTTTGCTCTCTTTACAGCCATTTAATACCTTCTCTCTACTCTAGCGTTAGTGTATTATCGGTTAAATTTCCACTATCATCTGCAAATTTAGTAACGCCACCAGTTAACTTATCTTTATCTTCATCGTTAACAACCAATGTTTTCTTTCTTGTTGATCCAGAAGATCCAGTGACAATTAGCTCAGCACCATTTCCATACATATCGCAAATTTGAACTATATCGTCTTTGCTTACCCAATCATGCAAATGTTCTGGCAAAGTACATGTTTTTTCGGTATCATTCACTCTGACAATACATTTATATCCAGCAGGATCTTCCACCACGACACCTGTTTGAAACTGTGGTCCTGAATTACGTTGTGCTTCATGCTGAGCTATTGTTCGCATGGCTTCTAATAATCCTTTTTGTTGTTCGCTAACTTCCATTCTCCCACCTCTAATCAACTATCTGGATTCGATGAATATCTGGATGAAATTTATAGTTAGCATATTCTTTAGGAACAACAATTAAATTATGATATGGGAACCAATAATCGCTTGCAGCGCCTATTGTTGGCTTTTGACCTTGATTATCTTTTTTAGCAATAAATACTAAATCTAACGGACGCCAACTTTGGCCTTCACGAACGGACACGGCATCACCAGCCTTATAGCTAGTAGCTCCATTCCATTCACCCTTAAAAATAGCATTTAATCCTATATCACCCTTGTCACCCTTACTAGATGCAGGCCGATAATGATCGGAATCATTATCTGGTGTATGTTGCCTATCCGCTACCACATCTTTTGTAACAATATATAGCGCACCTTGATATGTTATAAGATTATGTTTCTTAAACTTCTTCGTTGCGTCCCATTCACCTACATAATCAAAATCGTTAACGTAGGTGTCCCATTCTTTCTGCTTTTCAAGAATATACTTTCTTACATTCCCATCAAAGAATGTCTCAATTTCTACAATTGCGTCCTGAAGTTTATTCATGGTTTCAGGCGTAATCATATAATCTTGTAGTTGGGCACTTAATGCGGAAATTTGGTTTTGTTCATCATTTGTTAGTGTTGTCTTTTGTTTTAATCTCTGCAATTCTAGTGCATTTGCAACTTGATTTGCCGGAAGATCAAATAATTCTCTAAATACATCTATCTTTTGTGGAAAAGTAGATCTCGACATTTAATACAACTTCCTCTCATATGTATTAATGTCCTCCTCAATAAAATCTACTCGTCGAACTTAATTTTGAATCCTAATGAATCAGTTGTTGCCGTCTGATTGTTAAACACATCTTCTGGGCTAAGTGGTCTGCCATATAGATTAAGCATATGATTTCCACCAATAGAACATGTGTCTACATCTGTGGGGTCATTTAAGAAATCCCAAATTGGCATCTTTTGCATTTCATCAATTACCTTATCGAAGATTTGACCTGCCGATTCAGTAATAGGTAATGCTTTGTACAGAAAGTTCAAATTTAAGTTACTTTCTTTTTCTAGTCGCTGAAACATGTCATGAATACCTTTTAAGTCTCCAGCCAAATAATACATAGCACAAGCAATAAGATACGCGGCTACATAGTCATCTGATGTACTCTCCCATGTTCCGTTTAGTTGGTTTCTAGCTCGCTTAATTAATGCTTGCTTCTTAGCTTCCCTGTTTTCAAATCCCGTTATCGTTACATAACGATCTTTTCCACCATGAAGCAATTCCGCAAAGCCTTCTTTGAACCACACAGGCATATCCATCGTTTTAACAGCACCATAGAAATCGTTACATACTGCATGAAACATTTCATGTCCGAGTACACGATCTGCATAATCACCTTTAGATCTACCAACGTCACCATTTTCATCCTTAAGATTGAGCTTTTCAAAATCTCGAAGGTCAATTTCTAATGTTTGATTTCTGGAGGTGTTATACGCAGTTGTTTCTGCTTGCCATCCACCTTCTTCATCAACGACGAATCGTATACTCAAGTAATTCTTTCCATCGGCGGAAATACCATACGTATCCTTAATTCTTTCTTCTGGAAGTGACAACCAGCCTAATTTATTGATACCATTTTTGATAGCCGCCACAATTGGCATATCTGCCTCACCATAATCCGGCTTAACAAAGTACATTTTATGAGCGTCAATTGACATAATTCCATCGACAGCTAAGTCAATTTGAATAGTATCAATCATGTACTGATATACTTTTTTTGTTACAGGATTGGTGACCAGAATAATATCATTGGGTTGCAAGAAGTAAACTGGAGAAACATCAATGCTTACTTTTTCTTGGAAGTGTGCAGCTTTCCACATTTCATATCGTGCTTGAGATACACACTGTAGATCATTTGTTAGATCACTATTTTGGATAACTTTTGTTCTAGTTCCGATAGCATCTATATTAAACTCGCTATTTGTATCAGTAATTTTTACTGAACCTTTAGGTGTATAGCCTGTTTTGGTTGATGTGGACCCAATAACAACAAATCTGTTCTTAACATTCTTTAAGTCGTAGCTTTCTTGAAATGATAAGGTGAGATCTGCTCTATCTTGTGAAGTTGCATCAAATTCCCATTTAGGCCTAGGAATTTCTTCTTCCTTTTGAATAGGCAACTTCCGATACTCAAATTGACCAAGAGAATTATATCCACAGATAAAATCCATGTACATATCACGAAAGTCTTCAATGATATCATTGATTGAAGTTCCCGGTTCCTTTTCGTAATCGTACTGAAGTATTTCTTCACCATTACTGGTGTACATATACCCAAAATCTGTTTCTCCCACTAATTCCATGATTCCCCTAATAGCATCACTCATAGGAGTTCCACGCTTTATTTTCAGTTTATTTTCTAGTCCTTGGCCGTCCCATAAGGTCATTTTGTCAGCTAATGTAACTGATATTTCACGTGTTGTTTTATCAAAACGTAGAGAGGATTCGTTAACCCAAAACGTTCCTAGCAAAAAGTTAACTGCCTCTCTGGGGAAACGAGATAAATCAACAACTCCTTGATAGACTCTAAACTTCTTATCGAACCAAAAAACACTTTTGTTGTTTGGCATATATGAAGGATCAACAACCATCTTCAAAGTTCCCGTTCGTCGTATCAATGAAGTTGCATCATAATTAATAGTTCCACCAGTTGTTTTTCCAGTAATAGTATCAATTATGGAGCCATCATTATCCAACACTTGAATAGTTGTTTGAAGGTTGCGAATTGGTTGTCGTAAAACACTTGCTGCTCGACCACTTACTTTTTCTTCAAGTCCATTTACAATATTCGATAACGTTTCATTGTAGTTAGGCTTTTTATATTTCAGTGGCATATATAAACCCTCTTAATCTATGTTGTCCCGTTCAAACAGGAATGAATTTCTATATCTTGTCCGTGATTGGATTGATCCGTCTTCTGCGATATATTCTTGATTCCACTTGATGTTTCCATCTTCATCATATGTGTAGACAGATTTACCAGCGTCTGCAATTAAGCCAGCTTTTTCCATGGTATTGTAATCAAGCTTTCCTATTTCTGTGAAATCAAATGTCACTGTCGAAATAGCATCTAATCCCTCATCCTTTGCAGTGGTCCGAATATTATATGTTGTACATACAATAATGTCACCATCTTCACGTCGAATAACCTTTGTTAACCCGTCGTTAAGAAAATTAATAACGTTCATTCTATTCAATAATTCAGCATGTGGATCTATCTCATTTGAATATCCAAATTCTTGTTGCGGAGTCAATGGTAAGAATGTTATAGAACCAGTTCTGTAATTTGCATTCCCAAATGAAACAATCGGATACTGCCCATTTAGAGGTACATTTGTACTTTGATTAGAATTCCATACCAAATCAGAGAATTTGAAATCAACATTCATAGAATAATTTGAATTCAAGTTTGATATAAATGACCCATAGAATTTACTTTCTACTGGCGGTCCAACCTGAAGCTCACCTTGAATATCATTGGCAAGTGGAACAACAGCATACTCATACGTTTTTCCATTTTCTATAAAACGATCTACAACCGTATAAAGATTATATTTATCGCTATAATCAAATTGCGCGACTAATTGCCAATCAGTATTCGTACTCATATATTCACGCCGATAAAATTGAATTTTCGTTACAATGTGACCTGCGCCATCAATACTCCCAGCTTCAAGACTGTTATTGAACTTTGCGTCCATTATTGTTTTTAACGTCCATTGCTTAGGTTTTGTTTGCGAATCATCTAACGTTGTATCAACACTAATAAACATCTCATCATACATTCCTGCTCCGAGCATGACTTCGTCCAATTCAGATGTTGGGATTGGTGTATCGTAGAATTGTTGGTCAAATCCGTAATTAAAATAATCAACACCGATTATCAACTGCATACACCTCTTTTATTTGTATTTTTGTAAATAATCATCGTAAAGTGCTTTAAGACCATCGAGTGTTAGAGAGGAATCGTTGAAGTTGATTACTTCACGCAGAATAAAGCTATATACCAAACTGTATTGATTAAGCTTATTTCTACCATCTTCTAACGTCATTGATCCGCTCTTGATTTCTGAAAGAGTATCGTTGATCCGTTGTTCGTACTCTGTTCTATAGATTTCGTATTTAGCTTCTGAATCACGTTCTGCTTTGGCTAATTCTTTCCAATAATTAACCATTTCAACATTATTGAAGTAATCCCAATATTGGTCATCAATTTCCATAATACGATCTCTAAGTTCGTTATGACCCAAGATTCTTGCCCTTGCATCAGCGATTGCTTGATCGACCTTCACAATGTATTGTTGCCAATGTTCGTCATGTATATCTTGTAATCTTTGTCGAGCAGCATTTATTTTAGCTTCTGCCGCTTCTATCATTTGTTGTGTCTCTTTAGTGATTTCTCCATATTGAGATAGTTCTTCTTTTGACACATCTTCGGTTAAGTCATCGTCCTTAAATGTTTGATCAGGAACTATTTTTATCTCAACTCGATATTCCTTAACGTAAACAAACATATAGAATGGGCGTAATTTTAGGTCTTTAATTACATTGGAACGAGTCCTGGATTTAATTTGGCCAAACTCTTTTTCACACGTGATATAGTCATCATGTTTATAGAAAGTTATGTGCTGCCCTTTATCTTCTGCCGGCGCAAAATCTAAGAATTTTCCATTTTGAACATTCATTACCCAAAACTTTCCAATCCAGTCACTAGCTTTAGCCATTCCCAGTTTTGTGTACATTAATGGATTTTCTTTTGGTACAAAAACATAATCATCTTTCCAATAGGTATAGTTGTTACTATTATCATTTTCTCGATGTGGAATGTATGCTCTTGCAGATGTCCCTAGCAATTGCTTCAAGAAAAGATCAACAACAATTTGACCATCATCTTTGTTCATTGTAGGTTGAATAATCCCAGAAACTGATGGCGTTACATATTGAGCAGTAAATTCTTGCAATTGCTCATAGATAATTCCATGCTCTGTTATTACCTTTAATCCAACGTAGTAAAGCTTTCCTTTTTTTATATTGGAAATTCGTTCAGAAAACCGTGTGGGGGTATTCTTTTCGGGTTTTCGTACTGGATATTTCATTAAGGAAACATGACGCTGATCATATAGAGTATATTGATATGAAATTACAGGCTCGTTCTGTTCTTGTATATAAAGAGCAGACATTAGGACATCATTTGTATAAATAAACTGATGTTGATCAATCGTGTCAAACAAGATTCTCGGAGTAGTAAAACACGTAAATTTAATTTCTGGTGACCACTCTGAATAGTCATCTTTGATCTTAACCCGAACTTTTGCAAGATATGTCGTACCATTGTTAAGAGTTCCTGCTGGTAAAATATGGTTTTTATCAAGTGAAACTTGGTCTTTTTCATAGACGGGTTTAGTCCCCGGACCATCTTCTCTAATTGACAATGTATTAGTTGTCGTATGTTCAGCACCAAGATACATAAATGTAAACGTATATGATTTCCTAGAATCATAATTTGATGCTTGATTTAATATAGGTTGCGTCAACTAAATCCTTCTCCTTTCTATTTGATTATTAATATGTACAACCAAGGTCTCCCTTGGTCAGAATGATTACATTTTCTTAGTAGCGTATTGCTCAGCCAATTGAGGTAAGTTCTTCATGGCCTCTGCAAATTCATTAGCATTATGAACATTAGGAAGTTCCAATCTAATGTCTCCGTTAACCACTAATGATTTATCATTCCCGTTACCGTATGCATTACGAATTCCCGTTGGGAGGTCTAATGCCTCACGTAATTGCTTACCGAAAATTTCGCCAAGGTCTTTTGATACAGCTTTGAACTGATCGCCAAATCCTTTAACGATACTTTCATAACTAGTGGTAACTTCTGGTTTTACGCTACGTTTATAATCATTTAATATGTCGCTATTCTTTTGCTCATAGTCGTTGTAAGCCTTGATAATATCCTCAACTTTAGAAACATCAAAAGTTGGAATATCCTTCAAAATAAACTTATATGAGTTATTTAACTGTTCTAATCGACTTCTTAATTCTTCTTGGTTGATTGAACCATCTTTTATTGCGCTAATGGCCTCTTCAACTTTTTGAATATAATCATTTCGATTAGAGATCTTAGATTCTTCAAGTGCTTGTTTAGCGGAATTTACAGCACGTTGAGCCTCTTCGACATTCGCTTGGTCGGCAATGTAGGTCCAATTGAACTTGCCATCTTTATCTTTTTCAAGATAACGAACATCTTTCTTGTTGATAGTGTTATCAAGTTTCTGTTGGGCTAATGCCAAATCAAGTTGTTTGTCAACGTAATCAGCTTCTGCCTTAGACATTCTCTCTTGGGCATCGAGAGCAGCTATACGTTTTTCAACCGTCTTATCTTCTAGCTCAACAATCTTTAACCGCATTTCTTCAAGACGAAGTTCTTTTTGCATAGGGTTATACCATACATCCTGATCGAACTTAGCCTGATCGGCAGTCATTCCCTTATTAACACTCTTCTCGAAGTCTTTCTGAATAGAATCAAGAGTCTTTCCAAACTCATTTTTCGTAATATCCATCAGTGTTGACATCGTGCTATCAAGCGAAGATTGATACTCATTAATCATTGAACTTAATTGATTATATTCATATGAACCTTTGTCATACTTAGATAACTCTTCTCGGAGTCTTTGAAGTAAATCAAGGTAATTATTGTATTCGCGGTAAGTGGAAGCATACTGTTGATTGATAATAGCAGCTTGCGTTGATCCTTCTAAGTGGAGTGTATCTGCAATACTTACGAGGGTCCCAATAGTATCACTTGCTCGCTTATACTCATCAATCTGTTTGTCAATTAATGACTTTTCATAATCAAATCTATTCTTAACAGCATCTTTAATACTATTTTGGGCATCAATAATATTCTTTTCATACTCAGCGATTTGATCACTTATAGTCTTCAACTGTTCCGTAGTCATATCAGGGTTCTTAGCCTGTTCTCGAAGATCTGATATTGCCTTTTTATCGGCTTCTATCATGGAGTTATATACTTTTTCTTGAAGTTCTAATTGCTTATAGATCATTTCTGAATTAATTGCTTCTTTTTGTTCTGCGGTGTTGGCTTCACCCATTAAACGGTTGTATTCAGCTTTTAATTCATTCATTTCTTTCTGATAAGCAATTGAAGATTGTACGTACTCTTGATTATGTGTTACATCAGGTACTTCAATTTTGTCAGATTCAACGGATACGTTGTACTTAACATCAATAGCTCCAACTTCATTACGAGCTCCTCTAGCATAGTTAATAGCCATTCCAAGCATTTCATTATACTTTTGTGCTTCAATTTGAAGTTGATTATTAGCAACTTGAGCAGTTCTATCTACATTCTTGACTGCAAATTGATCCAGAGCATTATCTAACTCTCTTTCAAGTTTTATCTTGTCCGCCACACTCTTCTCATAAGCAGATTTTTGATTAAGATTTACCACATCAAAATTACTACTCATCAAATCGTTATAGCTTGTCCCACTCAACAAACCATCTTGAAGGTTAGTCACGTTATTCTTTAATCGGTCAATACTATTACTAAGGTTATCAGTGTATTTAGATAAACTCTCAATAATAGAATTAAGCTGAATATCACGAATGCTCTTCTTTAATTCATCAATTGCATCAAGGTTTTCCATAATAGAATCTCGAATTTGTTTTAACGACTCTGCTAAATTCTTTGCATTGTCAGCGTCCTTAGTCCCAACAAAATTAGCAACACTCAATTCATTGAATTTACCTAGTAATTGCTGTACCGCATCATTTTTGGCATAGATTTGGTCAGAATTATTCTTAAGCTTCATACGATAATCGCTGTCTTCAAGAGAGTTACCCTCACGCTCTAATAAGTCCTTTTGATTGTCGATAGCGGTGGTTGTCAATTCCAAACTGCGTTGTAGTTTTTCAACCATCTTTTGATCTTTGGTATTGTTATAATCTTGTTGGTTTTTACCTTGTTGCCAAATATCAGTTTGTAACTCATCAATCTTCTTAGTAGCTTCTGAGAAGTTCTGGTAGGCAGATTGATACTTGCCAAGTAACTCATCAACTTTGCTTGCATTGTCACCAGTTATATCTTTGGCATGATTTAAGTTGGTGATTTGATTTCCATTTGTTTGGAAGCCATATTTATGCAATTCATTAAGAACATCATTAATTTGTTGTTGATATGCACCCTGCATAGTCTTCTGGTATGCGATTTGTTTATTATCTAAGTCGATTCTTTGTTTTGATATAGTGATGAGCTTATCCATATCGTCATCAGCTTTAGTTACTGCGTTTTCAAGGTTTTGAACTTTTTCATCAAGAGGCAATCCTGTGTAAAGCTCATTACCCATGTACCGCCAGTAATCTTCGCTAACTTTTTGAGTTGAATCAGACCGATCAGTAGTTGCTATCCCACTTACTTGTCCGCCATTTTCAGCAGAATTACTATCCACCCCAACATTTGCCACAGCATTGTTTATTGCATTACTTACAACAGACATAGAAGTCATTGGGCTAATAGGCTGCGAATTCTCTGGTGTAATTGCTAAGGATTTGGACTTTGTAGTATGTTCAGTCGTATTAACAGTTTTATTAACAACAACTGATGCAGTATGAGTTCCTTCAATACTGCTAAGCAAACCCTTTACTTGATTTAATGCACCAACTGCCTGCCCCACATCAGCTCTAACTGTAAATGTCTTGTCTTTTAGAGAATCTCTTGCAGACTTAACCCTATTTATAGGTCCTGTTGCATTATCATTTGCGGTAATTGTGATTGACTTATCGCGAATTCCGCTAAGACCACTTTTAACTTGATTAATAGTCTGTATAGCATTTCCTGAGGCATTAATACTTATGCTTTTATCGTGGATTCCTGCGAGTGAAGATTTAACCTTAGCTGCAAATGACGAAGCATTTCCTGAGGCACTAATATTAATATGCTTGGAACCTTTAATTCCGTTTAGAGAAGACTTAATGCTATTAATCTTAGATTTAGCAGAACTGACATCAGCATCTACCTTAATTTTCGCCCTATTGCCCTTCATGGAATTCTTAAGCGAATTAATCTTAGACTTAGCGCTACCTGTATCAGCGTCAACTTTGATCTTTACCTTAGTCTTACCACTCTTACTAAGACTCTTAATCTTGCTTTCGGCAGATTTCGTATCGGCATCTACTTTGATTTTGGCTTTACTTTTACCTTTACCTAATTTATCCATGTCTTTAGTTAAGGCTTTGGTGTCAGCTTGGAGCTTAATTTTTTGCCCTTTGCCTTTACCGAGTTTAGCTATATCCTTAGAGATTCCTTTAGTATCAGCTTGAAGTTTTATTTTTTGGCCTTTGCCTTTACCAAACTTTTTAAGATTCTTCTCAATTCCTTTAGTGTCGGCTTCCACCTTAACTTTAGCTTTGTTTTTCCCTTTACTTAGGTTCTTTACTTTTTTATCTAAGTCCTTTGTATCAGCATCAACCTTGACTTTGTTGTTCTTTCCATTCTTACCAAAGAGCTTATCCCATGACTTTTGAATATCCTTAAATGGATTATCGGTTTTCTTTCCACCTTTGAATAATCCATCGAGACCTTTTGGCATTTTCCAGTTCTTAAATGGGTTTGTTGTAAGCCCCTTCGGCAATTTGAAGTTCTTTCCAATATTGTCAAGACCCTTAGGTAGTTTCCAATCCTTAAATGGATTTTTCATATTTAATCCCTTAAAGGATTTAGATATATCAGGCATTTTTGGCATCTTAAAGTTTTTGAACGACTTGGACAAATCAGGTAACTTAGGCATCTTGAGACCCTTGAATGATTTTGAGAGATCTGGAAGTTTAGGTAACTTTAACCCCTTAAATGACTTGGAAAAGTCTGGAAGTTTCATACCCTTAAACATCTTGCCTAAATCAGTTCCCTGGATACCGTTCTTTCCGAATAGTTTTTCATTTAAGCCCTTACCAAAATTCTTCCAATTTTTGCCATTAAATAAGCCCTTAAAGCCACCCTTTATTTTATTTCCAAGGTCGCCCAATATACCGTTCTTATTAATTCCCTTTTTTAGGCCCTTGACTTGTTTGTCAATCCAATCGGCAGCTTTCCCAGCATTATTCCATCCCATAGAACCAAGCATAAATGCGCTGGGGTCTCCCGTTTTTGGCTTATTTTTAGATGGGGTTAATTTACTCCAATCGGCGTTTTTATATTTATTCCATTGATCTTTGGAGAGCTGGTTATTTTTCTTTAGCCCTTTAATGAACTGATCTCTTTCTTTATCTGAAGACAGTGACTTAAGCTGATCCTGTAATTGCTTGTTGGTAAGTTGTTTTTTTCCTTCCGCAGCTTGTAGTGCCGCTTTAGCGGTTTTGGCAGTTCCGCTCTTGGTGTAATTTTTGTTATACCAATCTTGCCATTGTTTTTCTTCGTCGGCCGACATAGCTCCATTATTAATAGCGGTATCTAATGCCTGTTGGAATGTTTTCTTATTCATTCCTTTGCCGTTCCCAAACTTTCCAATTTGCTGTTGAATCTTAGATTTAGATAAACCGTTACCCTTGCCAATAGCAAATGTCTCTTGTAAGTTCGCGTTTCCTTTTGCTATCTTCTCCGCCAATCTAATTGGGTCTTCGCCACCAACATATCCAGACATCTTAATAGCACTATCCATGTCCAAAAGGCCATTTTTATACTTACCACCAATAGCCTGCACTGCTTTTCTGCCATCTTTGTCATTGGCGCGACTGGCATTTAATTTGTCAACCTTCTGAATATCAACGTTACCATTTTCGTCGGTAAAATATTTCGCCGCCCTGTTAGCCGAATCGGTTTGTTTTTTAGCGGCTTCACCCTGATATTTAGATAATTGTTTGGCTTGCGTTCTTAACGCACTCTTCCAATCTTTGTATTGACTCTTGTATTGCGCATCGACTCCTAATATAGCTTCGCCTGCTTGTCCTTGTTTCAACGCCCAATTAGTCCAAGCCGAAGTATCACCGTTTATTGCCTTCTTAGCAGATTCAAATTGGCTTCCTTTTCCGAATGAATCGAGAATAGTTTTTAGTTTATTCTCACCATCGCTAATAGCCTGAGTATCCTTTGAATTTCGTATGCCACGAAGATAATTAGCCATGGACAATGCCATTGACTTTCTCTCTTTGTCAGATGCTATATTCTTAATATAGTCATCTGTAATACTGCCATTCTTTAACCCGGCAGCCATTGACTCAAGATCGTTGCGAATATTCTGATTAAAATTACGAGAAGCCTTTAATGCTTTTCGTCCGCCCTCGCTATTCCAAACCCTTGCGTTCTTAGAACCAATTCTATAAGGCTCATTTTGTGCCTCACGCCTCTTTTTATAAAGGCTTGTTTTGGTGACATCTCCGGTATCTGCCAATATTTTTCTATCTTTTGCATAGTCTTTGCCAAAAGACCTATTAATATCATCTCTAGTCTTATCCCTTAGTTTCTGATCCTCTTTACTATATTCTTTATCAGAATTAAGCAAATCTTGCCAAGACTGCCCTTCTTTAGGATGCTTTTTTTGGTCGATATTTTTATAAATATTATCAGATAAATCAGATACTTTTTGATCATTTGCCATGTCAATTAGATCTTGAAGTTGTTGGATTCTTTGCTGAGCCTGTTGGACATCATCAGAATCTATTTTTAATTTGATCCCATTAGCTTCTGCTAATGAGTTAAAATCTTTTTTTATTTGGCTAAGTGTATCCTTGTCGAACGTTTTAGCCCCACTAGCAGCGATTCCGTTAATTTCATCTTTTAATGATTTTGCTGCATCATTTGTGGCTTTGATATTTTCTACTTGATTTCCATATTTTTGACCTTGTTCTCCCAATTTTTCTGAGATAGCTAAAGTTTTACTTATACTCTTATTGAAGGCTTTCGCACTCTCGCCAGCAGGGTCCATCACCTTTTTAAGCATCTTTATAGGATGAATACCCATTGCTTCCATAGCAGCACCAGCTATCGCAACGGTGTCCATAACGATACCAACGTATCCAAGGCCAGCACCTAACACTCCAAGACCAGCTCTTGCGGCTCCAAGGCCCTTGCTCAACTTACCCAAAGCGCCTGTGTGAGCTTTAATGCCTTTTGTATTGTCACGTATGATAGGTGCTTGCGCCGTCATCTCATTTTCGTACGACTTGGCGTTCTTATTTAGCTCTGCTTGCGCCTTTGCATTGGCACGTTTTGCTTCGCTATTTTTTCTTTCTGCCCATGTGTTTTTGTTAACTTCATCCGCATGATTAGATGTTGAGTTTCTCAACTGGTCCATCGCATTTGTAATCTCTTTGGATGGTTTCTTTGAAGGACTCTCGTTACGTAAAGCGTCAATACTCTCTTCGGTCTTGTTATTTGGAGATTCCTTACCTCTAAATTCAGCCCACGCAGTCCTTAACTTATCCCTACTTTCTTTCCAAGCTTCATTCTTTTGCTTTAAGCCTGTCATTCGTTCAAAAAGACTGTCAGTCTTTTTGCCTTGGGAAACTAAATCTCTAAATCCATCAGCAAGACTAGCAATTCCTTTGCGGGCCATAATAGCACCAGTTGCCATGAGTCCCCAACGAGCAGTAGAAGATAATAATTTATTTTCCGCAAGCTTATCCATCGCCTTCCCAAATCCAGTAGCGATCTGAAGCATTTGACCAATACCTTCACGACCACCAGAAAGGTTTTGTAAAAATGACATCCAAGCATCTTTTAACCCAACTAATTGGAACTCAATAGATTGCTTTTGCTTTGCCATTTCTTGATAAGCTGATCCAGAAGTTCCTAACCCTTTTTGACCTTCTGCTTCTCTCATTGCATCTTTGGCAGTATCCCAATTATCCATAGTTGCCGAGAAAATGTTGGCATGATTCTTTCCGGCGGCATAAAGCGAAGCGGTATTTTTGTCTTGCTTACTCATGGTTTTCCACTTTTTACTAAGTTGATCCATGATTTGGTAAGTAGATTTCAAATTACCATTACTATCTTTTAATTGAACACCAAGTGAATCAAAGAAATCACGCTTGTTTTGGGCTTGCTTAGTAATTCCTGAACCAACTTGAGCTAAGTTGGCGGAAATAGTTTTGAAAGCTGTACCAATTTGATCACCACCGGCACGAGTTCCTTCTTGGGCAGCTGTAATAATCCCGGTCATTTGAGCAAATGTTGTTCCCGTGGCTCCCATAGTGGCACTTGCCTTTTGGTAAGCCTGACCTAAGTCATCCATTTCGATGGCGTGCTTGTTTGATACTTGGTTCATTGCGTTAACAATATCTACTGACTTAAGTCCTTCCTTTTGGAAAGCTTTCATTGGAACCGACATATAGCGAACCATATCATTAACGGGAACTTCACCAACAAACGCGCCCATAACAGAAGTCTTTGCTAACTTATTGGATTGTTTTAAGTTATAACCAGCGGTTGCCCATTGTTCAACAGCAGAAGCAAATTCTGGAGCAGTCTTACCCACCTCAGCAGCATCTCGATAAATATTCTTTTTCCATCTATTAACGGCTTGTTGACTATCGGGAACAACTTTTGTAACTTTAGTAATTGCCTTATCAACTTCGTTAACTCCTGAAATAACCCCAGCAACTGCCATACCACCTGTTTGGAGCATGTCCCAAACATTCATCATTGGGCTTATAGGACTACCAGTTCTTCCTCTACGTGCTTTTGCATACACACCATCAGCAGCACGCGCTTGTGTCATTCTTACTTTCGATTCTGACATAGCCGCATGACGATCTGCCTGCTCTGCTAAACCGATATTCTTGATAGCTCTTCGGTATTCATTTGCGCTTGCAGTAGCACGTTTCCATTGGTTTGTTAATTCGGCGGTAACATTACTTCCGTGTCCACCTTTTGCCAATGATACTTGTGCCTGGGTGGCTTCATTAACAGCTCTCTTATAACTACGTAACGCTTCTTTCTCGCGATTTAATTGTGCTTGAATTTCAGCATTATGAAATTGCGTTCTTAATTTAGGCTGCTCTCTTGAGTTGAGAACATTCTTACTAATTTCATTGTCGCTCAATCCTGCTTTTCGAGCGGCTTTTGCATATGCCATTTCGGCTTGCTCTTGTCGTTGAGCTATTGTGTTTGAATACTCTTGTAAATTTTGTTTAATACGGTCGTCATTAGCCTTTGCTATCTGAGTTTGTGTTTTCAGATATTCTTGCTGAGCACGTTCAATTGCATGTTGTTGCGCTCGCATTTCTTTCTGAGCAGCAACTAATGCCGCTGATCTTTGATTGCGTTCCAAGGGCGAGTCATTAATCTTTTCAGCCTTGCGTCTAGCCTCTTCGATCGACTTATCAAAGTCATGACCACCCATATCGACGTTTAACTTAATTGGTTCATTTGCCAAACGTCTTATTTCTTTGAGTTTATTTGAAACTCGATTTAATTCGGCCATACCATGTACTTTTACATTGGCATTAACCTTAAAATTTTCTTTACCTAGTGCATTTCTTAGTTGGCGTTTGAGATTGCCAAGCTTGCCAACTTTCAGATCTACATTAGCGTCGACCTTTATGTCTTTTAACCCATTAAGGGAGCGTTTTATTTTGCTTTCTATTTCTCCTGCTGTAGGAAGATCGACTTTTACTTTGATTGACAGTGTTTTACTTGCCAATTAATTCACCCGCCTAAAAGAAATGATTTTGCGTTTGTACCATTTTCCTCTTGCGGTTTTTTGATTAAATTTTGCTTGATAAAACTGGCATTTTACTCAGCCATCAAATTGTTGATTTCCTTTAAGGTCTCAGCTTCACTCTTCTTTTCCATGTAGAATCGTGCTGTTGTATCCATACTCTCATGGTGCGCTAATTCCTTAGCCAATTCAATATTCCCCGTTTGACCAATCTGATTAAGTCTCGACTTTCTTATACTGTGCGGACGAAAGTCTCCAATACCAACAATTTCACCAATTTTGCGAATACGGAGTGATAATGCTTGTTTACTCATTCTTTCTAAACGAGGGTTGAAGAAGAATGCGTCAGTTTCAATATCATTTTCTTCGCGCCACTTAAGATACTTAATAATTAGCTTCTTAGTATAGTCCGTAAACGGAACCTTAACTATCTTTCCGCGCTTTTCCCGAATATCTGTAAATACATTATTATCTAAATCTAATTTTGAAATACTTAAACGATAAAGCGCACCAATTCGGCATGCACTATCAAACGCAATATTCCAAATTAGCTGATCTTGATAGTCGTATTTATTAAGTGTTGTAACATCTTCTTCGAGAGTTTTTCTTATCAATTCAATTTGATCTTTATGTAAGAAATGAACTGAAATTCTCTTTTCATCTTGCGCGCCTTTAATGCGATCAAGTTTTCCATCGAATGGGTGACTCTTAATCATTCCCCGTTTGGTAGCCCAGATATAGAAACTGGAAATAGCACTTAACTTGGTGTTAATAACCTTTTTGCCATTACCACATTCCTCTGCCAAGAAAGCCATGTAGCTTTCCATTACATCAAGCATTTCATCTTCTAGCATGTCTTCGTCAAGGAGATAGAAGTTATCCCATTCCTCGGCGATATAGCACATGAAGATATTCATATACGACTGATAAACCTTGTAGGTTGTATCTTTTACATCAGAATTATGAATAATCCGACTCTTTAAATAGCGATCATAAATCTTAATATTCTTAGGATTAACCTTCGCCATTCTTTTCTTCGTTGCATATCTGACTATTTTTCTATCATTATTAGTCTGATATTTCAGACCATCTTTTCTTTTCATTTGATCCCTTCTTATGCACCAGATACTTCAAATCCAGCAGCTCTAAGGGCGGCAGCTAACAGTTTGGGAATAATTTCTACATACCTAGCAAATGCAGCTTCAAAATAATGAGTACCTGTTATCTCGTGAATTGGACTTCCATTTCCACCTTGGTTTAACCACTCAGGCATTCTGTCATTAACTGCCTGATTATTGAAACCCATATGGATACCAAATTGTCCAGGAGACGGAGGGCTAACACTCATTCGAGAACCGTCCATCTCAATATTCAAACTTGTTCCACCACCAGTTACATTGATGGCATCAACTAACTCACCTGTTGAAATATATCCTTGAGACACACGACCGGCAGGCCAATCTCTTTCAACTAATTCACGAAGAATTTGGTCGGCGACTTTGCGAATTTCACCTTTTAAAGCTTTAACCGTTGCCGAATGTATCTCCCCTGCTAGACCTTCAAGGCCACTTATATCTACTGTCAAAGTACCTTCTATTACAAAACTAGACATAATGGACCTCCTTACTTAAAAATTAAAAATAGCGTAAGCAAAAAGATGGACTAATATCTTGTCCATTTCATTACTTGCGCTATTTTTATGTACCATTTTATTTTAATGATTATTCAGCTTTATCAACGGAAGTTTGCGAATTTTCCTTTTCTGAATTATCTTCTTTTGCGTTTTGTTCTTTTTCAGCCTTTTCGGCTTGCTTAATTGCTTCTTGCATTTGAATTACTTTATTTGATTGCTTATTAATCTCTGCAATTTGTTGTCGACCTTCGTCTGTCTTCGATTGATTTGCAATATACATTGCCAATGTACTATCGCTCACAGCTTCTGTTTCGCTCACAATTTTTTGCAATGTCATGTTATTTCTAAAGTTTAATATCATCAACGCATAAACATCAGTAACAACACCGGCTAAGATTGTTGTAATCTTTTCCAATTCCTTAGTTGGATGAGCGATAATCTTCGCAACTTCTTCGTCTGACATGTCAGGGGCCATTTCTAAATCCGTAAGTCTTGGAATAAGCTCTTTAAGGATTGTTGCTCCAGTAATGTCTAACTGATTATCTCCCTCGCTTGTCTGATTAAATGCGTCTACCATATCCTTTAACTGCATAATTGCATTTATATCTTCAACTGAAGGTTCAAAAATTGTAACTTGCCCCGTTGGGGTATCAACAATATCTAAAATTTGTCGATTGTTTGGATCATTATATAAACTTCTAAATTGTACCAATTGTGTACTCCGTTTCCCGTTCGTACCACACCGATTATTCTACCAAATTATGCAAGCGCTGTCACAAAATTGCATCTATCGGTAACATTTTTTATTTATTTTCTGTCTTAGTAGGAACTTCCACAGGCGTTGGCTCACTCAATACTCCAACTAATCCAAGAATAGTTAGCACCGTATTAGCAAGTCCAACAAATGCCGTTACATCACCCTTGGGTTGAACTCCAAAGCAAGTAAATACCTGTTGTACAAATACAATCATTAGTGCTACCAAACCACTAATAATCTTTCCGTTTAACGTTCCATCTGGCTTCACTAACTTATTTTTGATTAAATTTAATATCTTTTTCATAACTTTGTGCCCCTTAGAATGGCGGGTGGATCCAAGATAATATTGCAATTGCGGCATTGATAATGGCACCAATGGCAATTCGCTGTGTCCACTTTCTTCCTTCTTTAAGCTCTTCGACAACGTTTTGAAGTTCAATAAGTTTTTCTTCATTCTTCTCACTCCGTCGTATTGCTTCCTCTGCTTTTTTGTCTGTATCCTCAACTTTTCGAAGTCGTTCGTCAATTCGTCCGACTTTTTCTTGAATATCCATCAGCAGTTCAAGCTCTTTCTCTTCGTTCATTACTGTCACCACCGATCTCATAGCCGCCCCCCTTTATTTAAGGAATTGTGAATTTCTTAGGCGACGAAATAGCCAGTAATTAAGGCACTTTCACCAATGCCCTAAGCTGGTAAAAGCCATGTTTTATTAAGCTGCTTTCTTTTCTGAGTCGGTAGCTTCTTCTTTATCTGCCGCAATTTCGGCATCAATTGCATCTTGTTGTTCGTATACGTAATCCTGGAAAGCCGCAATATCCTTACGTACATCACGCTTATTCGCATTATATAAATCAACGTTTTGAACATATTGATTTACTGAATCAGAACCGCCATTAGTTGACAAACTAGCGGTCATACGTACTACTGTGGTCCCGTTAATAACTGATTCACCCGTAAGCGAAGTTGATTTAGTTTTTCGTAAAGCCATTTGATAATACCTCGTTCCTTATTTTTCTTCGGTTTTAGTTTGTTGTTTTAATTGTTGATTATCCGCAGATAATTGCTGATTAGCTTGAGTTAATTGTTTGACTTTTTCATTTAGATCATCAATTTCTACTTCAAGTTTTGCTGTCTCTAATTCAGCAACCGCTAATTTATTAATCAATTTAGTGGCTACCTTATCGCCGTAGCTTAATTCTTGTTGTTGATTATTCATTTGTTACCTTCTTTTCTGCATTGATTATATTAACCAAATCTGGATCTACACCATTCGCAACACATAATTCTTTTTGCTCTTTTATAGCAAGGGCCATAAATTCTTTTCGCGCTTTCTTTATAGCCTTATCATCATGTTCAGCTAAAATCGCAGACCCATTATCGTCAAAACCAATCACTTGCTCCATTCCACCAATTGTTTGTACAACAGGGGTTGAACCGTCACCTTTAAGATATGTTGTCATTTCTGCAATTTTATTGTTGTTATTATCATGAACGTCTTCTTTTAATACAACTATTTTCTCCATAAGATTGATCTCCTTTAAAACCCACCTATTTGAGGTGTATTGTCGCCATCAGTTTGACGTAACGATCCGATTAGATTAGATCTATATCCACCTTTCCACCATACAGTGTCCCCTGAACTGAAAAAGGCAAAGCCCGCGTTGACCCCACCATTAGCGTCCCTCCGATGAATCATAGGAACATTTCCGTCCCAGCCCCAATCAGACCAGTGAACCCAGCCAATTCCAAGTCCTGAATCGGCTCTTGCTCCTACGGGAGAAAAATAGGTATGACTAGTTTCTACTCTGCCAAAAGGAACCAAATCATTCCATTGAAACTGTATACCTGCGCTACCTCTTGCGCTTCCATTTATCAAAGTCATTGTGGGTTGACTAAAACCACTTTGTCTACTTCCAGGGATATTTCCGGGATAAATCAGCAGATCATCCTGTGCACCAGGAAATCTCAAAATTCCGCCATCGCCGTTTAATGTATGAGGTGCAAACCAGTTAAAACCTCTTTTATAATCAGGGTTTATCCCAGTAGCGTCAAAGACCATCGCTGCATGTATAACACCCGGAGCTGGCATTTCTCCGATAGTCAATATATCTCCGCCATATGGTCTTCCTAGTGTTTGTTCTGGTGTAATTACTAACCCAATTCCGTTCTGATTTTTATTGTTCATAGACCATGCAGTCGTTAATACACCTTCTATTTCTTGCTGACCATTAGTATTTGCCGTTAATTGGATTCCGTTTGCAGCAACCTTTACACCCGAGCCATTTGTTTTTGCAATATTGATCTCTTCTCCACTTAAATCAATTACTCCACTTTTACCTTGAAGTTTCACTTCTGGTACATTTAACGTCCCATGAATATACGTATTTCCATCAATTTCGATTTTGTTTGATAAAAGGCGAATTTTCTCAGGTGAAATATTTATTTTTGAGATAACATTTCCTGTAGTCACATCATCCTTAAAATTATGAGTATAAGAGGTAAAGTTAGCCCCTTTCTCAAGCTTAGGAGATCCTATATGAACTGTCCCATGTGAATTATTCATTTCAGGTCGTATTGAAAGATTCCCAGCTTGAGTAACAAAGATTATTGCAATGTAGTTAATCCAATAATTTTGTTGACCAGTGCCATATACGGGTACACTAACGTCTAATGTCTTAGCAGTTCCATTATATTGAGCATCACCACAATAAATCCGACAATTATCATTCCCAGATAGACCATTTAGCCACATTTGACATGAATATGTATAAATTCCTCGTGGTACCCATTTGGTTTGTCCAATACCATTCCACGCATGATTTTGGTGCCTGCGTGCTGGATTTCCATTTGAATCAACCCAATTATCATTGTCCCAATTGGATGAATTGAACCAATCATTTGCCCAGTCGGCAGAATTGTGATATAGATTTATGCCACCCTCCAAACTATCTTCTGGAGCAGGCGACCAGGACGTAGCTATATCTCCAACTTCGAATTTTTCCGCTTGTAGTCCGACAGTAATATTTTTACCACCGATATCTCGAGTAGTTACAATATGATGCTCTACATACCAAGTGTTGCCGTCAATAATAGCGACGACATTTACTCGCATTTTCTGTGCACCAGGAGGAATAATAGCCGATGCATGGGCTCCTCCTATACGCCCTTTAGATCCATTACAATTCCATACTTCAAGAACTAGATTTTCATCAGAATTATTAGTCACCATCATTGAATAAGTAAATTTATCACCGTTGTGGTAATCAGCAACTGAAGTATATTTATTCTCTGTTGTATATCCATCAAACCAACCGCCACCATTTAGATTTACCATCTTATCGGACGTCCATCTTAATAGATTCCGACCCCCCACTTTCATATTATTGAGCCTATCGTAAGCACTATTTACTTGGTTTTGAATAGGATCAGTAATCTTTTTTACTTCTAAATCAATAGAATCAGACTTTAACCTAAATTGACCCTGTGCCCATGACTGAGTCGCATAGCCTTTTCCATTCAAGATATTATTTACTTGCGTTTCTGTAACTTTGCCTTGAATTTGCCCATTGGCAACGTCCCATTTAGTATTGAGCTCTTTAATTACTTGTGCCGTGTCATCTGGATTAGGAGACCAATCAGTAGCCTTAGTTCCCAATTCTTGTTTGGGCTTCCGAAATCTAACCGTTATAGTATGTCCAGTATTATTAATAATTCCAAATCCAGAACCGTCCCATAAGGAAATATGCTCTGTATTACTTGGCTTACTATTCCATGCAGTCATTGACAGCTTGTACCATTGATTAGTAGGAATTACTGTTCCTGGAGCAGGATTCAATGCTATTAGTTGCCTATTATCATTATCGTTTCCTGGAAGCGACTTCTCATATCCATAATTATTTATATCTATCTGATGTTTTAAGCCAGAGTCCGTTACATATACTTCAATAGAATCCGTATAAGCCTGTCCCCAAGGCACAATCATGTTGGTTTGAAGGAATTGTATTCCAGCACCCCATGATCCACCACAGCCATTAGGAATCTGCGTTGTCCATTCTTGTTTAGCACTATCATAAGTTAAGTTATCTTGATAGTATTTTGATATTTTATTAGGAGAAATATAATTTCGTCCACCAACATTAATGTTGTCAATCTTAGTAGTCAGTCCAGTAACCTCAGTAGTAACCCTATCGCCTAAATTCTTAACAGAAGCAGTTACCTCTGTTTTGATATTATTCAAATCGCTCTGTGAAGCAGACTCTTCCCAGCCCGTCCAATGGTCACCAAACCAGCGTCGATACTTGTGATGAATACCGCTATCTTGATATACATCTTGTCTAATACGTCCAGCATTATCACCTACAACGTCAACATAAACCCAACCACCAATTGGATTGCCATTTAAATTATGTATAAAGTAATGACCGGCCGTTTTCAAATCATCTATATTGGCGCTTTCTAGTGTTTGAAGGTCTATTTTTTTATCAATATCTTCGGGAGCAGCTGTCCAGTCAGTAGCTATATTCCCAAACTCAACTTTGAGATGATGAACTATGTTTTTCTTTCCTGCTGTATGTTCTGGAAGTCCTGCATATATAAGTAATACTGTATCTCCGTCCCCAAGTTGATTAGTCAATTTTAAGGTTGCGTGATCTCTTTTCCCTGATGTTAACTGGGCCGCATCTGAACGTTGATTAGTCGTTGTTTGATTATAAAGGACTACATGATACTTACTCAGATCTCCTTTACCAGTTAATGTTCCTTCGGCAGATACAGTGATCTGATCGCCAATTTTAGGTTGTTGTGTAAGATTAATAATCTCAAATCTCCAACCTTGCGTACCTGTATTCGCAGTGTCATCGATAACAATGTCTTGGCTAGTATTTAGCGCTAAATTCCTTCCACCGACTTTGATATTATTAACCTTATCACCAAGCCGATCCACATCACCCTTTATATCAGTAATTTTATGCACCGTTTGTTCAATACCGTCAGACGTGAATTTCTCATAGGCTGTCTTTATTTCATTTGTACGTTTATTTAATTTGTCATCAAATGATGTGCTTAATTCATTAACACTAATATTTACTTGATCGCTTGCAACTTTAATTGCGGCATCTTTTGCGGACTTAATATCGTCGCTTAATTCACCTTTGACACCTTGAATTTCTCTCGTTACATCTGCGGATTTAGCCCTTAATGCTATTTCCTTAGCACCCTGTTCAATCTTTGTATTCTGTTTCAAAATCTGTTGATTAAGATCATCTGGATTAGGCTCGTACGCTCCATCGTCGATAGAAGATAACCGTGCAGAAAAATTGGTGAAATACAAATCACCATTACGAACTAACTTGGCTTTGACCGTCATGTACGTAGCATCTTGACGGTCAATTCCCAACCGATATAATCCACGGTGTACTTGGTGATCGTTTAATAATGTTTCGCTCAATCCCATTTGAGTTAAAGTAACTCCGTAAAAATCAACGCGTTTCTTACTATCGTTATAAACCTCAAGAGATAATACTTCTTCATTATCAAGCATTGTACTTGCACCAGCTTTTATATCTACTGCAATGGTTACCTTACCCTGCGACACTTTGAAATAATTACTTGTGATACCTTCTGGATTATTTGTATTCAGTCCTGATTGACTTATTTCAACCCAGCGCAACCCATTTTCATCTTCTCGTATATTTGCTTTAGCACTAATATTTTGCCATTGGCTAAAATTATCATCTCTATTCATGAATGAGCTGTTACGAATAAGATTTAATGTGCTGTCACTAATTTGTCCAACCGCTTTATTTGTATATTCTTCATATTCAGTTTTTAAATGACTAGCCGTAGCGTCAATCTGACCGCGCAACTTCTCAACGTCCCCATTCGTTGATTTAAGTTGTTCTGAAACTTGTTTAGTTCCTTCTGCAGTCTGAGTAACCTGAGTTCTTAATTGCTCTTGAGTTTCGCCTTGTTGACGTTGTTTCTCGGTAATAGCCTGAATTTTATCGTTATAGACATTAAATTGGGCTTCTGATTTTTCTACATAGTCTCCAATATCTTCTTGGTTTGGTTCCCAGGGTGTAATATCTTTTCCAATTTCTAATTGAAAACCACAAACACCAATATAGTTACCTTCATTTATGTTGTAAGAAATAACCTGAGGATAAATCGTACAATCTTCACTTGGTGTAAAAGTTAAACTGTATCTTCTCGGCTCATCCGTAATATCAAGAAGATCTTTTTTGATATTGTCTAACTTATTTACTAATTCATAATCATTGCCATCGTTATAAAGGACGAGTATAGGAAGAAATTCTCCAAATTCACCTTTGATCCACGCATACAAACTAAATGTATACGTAATTCCCGCCTTAACATCTATGGCCTGTGTTATTCCTTCCATGGGTTGCGTTTGCTTTGCAACCTTAAATCCTTTCCATGAATCGGACATAAAAGTAACATTTTCTGTATGTAACCATTTATTTGTTGTGAAGCGTCTCGTACCTTGTAAAATGTTGCTTTTATTAGTTAGCGCTTCTGCTATCTCGCCACCAAGCTCCGCTTTTTTTACGCTAAGTTCAACACCCTCGGCAGTCTTTTTAACTTGTGTGTTTAAATTTTCGACAGTACCCGTTAACGTGTCAAAGCTTTTTCTATCAGCTTTTTCTAGTAACTCATTCTTAGTCTGTTGAACTTCTGTCGAATTATGGTTAATTTGTTCTTTTAATGGATCTAAATCTGTATTCCAAATTTTCCTATTAAACTTATCTTCTAAATTCTGGACTTCGTTATGAATCTTTCCATTATCAAGCTGTGCGTTTTGCAAATCCTTTTTAGTTGATTCCAATTCACTCTTAGTGTCCTCGATACTTCTGGATAAACGTTCATTTTCAGCGTTTAAGCGTTCATGCATATTACGTACCGACGTATCAAGTTCACTAAATGTCTTAGTAATTTCTTCATCAAGCTTATCGGTCCGATCTTTTAATGCCGCCGCATCTGATTTTGCTTTCTCAACGGCTTCATTCATTTCCTTTAATGCTTTAAGATAATCTTGTTTTCTTTCCTCTTGAATAGCTTGATCTGCCTTTTGCCATTCAACCCAAGCTTGATTAATTTGTTGAATATTATTTACTGTATCTGCTACGTCCTGTACCAATTGGTCGTAGCCTTCTGGCTTTGGAGCTTTAGTTGGATCACCACCACTTCCTCCGCCATTCCAGAGTTCGTTGATGGCCTCAACCAGCGTTTCTTTAGAATTTGTTTTTAATTGCGCTAGATCCCCAACAGAGCGAACTGTTGCATAGTGGTATTCCCCACCTTCTAAATACTTAATCGTCTTTTCCATCAACGATTCTCCTTTGTAAAATATTTTTAAAATTAATTATTTTGAAAAATAAAGTCCGATTTCTCGGACTACTACGTCCATCCATACCGTATGAATGGATATTCTCATGTATTTTTTGTAAAGATAAATAGGGAGTCGAACCCCATCTATCTGATACCTAACTATTCAATGTACTTGTAAATAGCTTGGTCCATGTTTTCATCAGCAAGTAAATCAAATTCTAATGATAGTGATGTTACTTGTTCTGAGTTTTGGTTAAATGTAACGTTTGATGCAGGTTTTACATTAGTGAAGTGAATTTGCGCAAACTTATCTTCACCTGTTTCTGAACGAATAACTGAATCAGCAAAGATTTCGTAGTTTGTAGCAAACTTCAATGCGTTAATAGTGTATGAAGAAACGCCATCTTGTTTTGCCATGTAGTAAACAGCATAAGAGGCACCTACAACAGCTTCATCGGATAATTGAATACCATTACCACCATCAGTCATCTTGAAGTACAAGCCGTTAAGGTTGGCTCCCTTAGCATTGTCTTCTGCCTTCTTAATTGCTTCTTCTGTTGCCTTAACCGCAGCTCCTTCGTCTTCCGTACCTTGTGCCGAAGTAGTAATCACTACTTCGGCGGATTGTACAGATTGGCCGGCTGCATTCTTGGCAACAACGGTATACTTGTATTCAGTTTCAGGAGTTAAGTTGGAATCATTAAATGAAGTTGTTACTGGATAACCAACGGCAACACCATTGCGATATACAACATAGTTTGTTGCATTTGAAGTGGTACTCCAAGTAATTGTTGCAGTAGTGTCTTTTGCAGAAACAGCTACATCAGTAACCATTTGTGGAACCGAAGATCCGTCACCGCTTACCAAAGTTGGGATTTCAGTAATATGTTCTCTCTTGTCTGTGTCGTCAACACGGAATACTGACACAGATCCTTCGATCGGCTTAGTGTCTAAGCTAATCATGCGGTCTCCTCGTAATTGGAACACCTTCCGCTTAAAGATTGTGTTTGTTCCCTTGTGGAGGTCATCATCACCGGCCATAAGAGCCAATAACCGAAGATCAAATTCTTCAGTTTGAATTGTCAATTTACCGGTACGAGCTGCGTCCCAAGCAATAGCTTGAGTACCCTTTTTCTTTGCATACACACGGTTTGATTGCCATTGTGTATTAGTTTGGTTTGCATAGTTAATGTATAAAACAGGAGTGGTAGTGCCCCGCTTTACAAATGTAATATTTGAGGCATCCTTCAAACCATAAGTAGACATTTAACATGTCTCCTTTCATTCTTTTATTTTTAATAATTTAATTTCTTCGTTTAAATTAGTAAGTTTCATATCGGCCGTATCAAATTTTTCCGAAGTATAAATTTGATATTGTTTATCCGATGCATACTTGGCAGCATAAACAGACAACAGATTAGAAAATTGGTAATAAGTCATATCGCATATATCGGTAAAATGAATATATCCTGGAGCAAATACTTCAAGTTGTAAGATTTTATCTCCAAGTTCAGTGCCCTTTTGCCTCATTACATGTCTTAACCGACCTTCATATGTTCTTTTCCACATTTGAGCTTTTCTGGGGTCGCTCCCTACTCCTTTAGGAGCAATTAAATCCTCATTTGGTTGTGATAAAGTGGCAATTTTAATAAGTTCAGAAAATTCTTTATAGGCTTTTTCGTCTATAATCCAATTCAACTCTTCGCTTACAATTTTTTTATTTGATAACGCACGATACTGGCCTACATCAGTTCTAGTCCAATAAGAAAGCGATTCCAAAAATGTGGACAGTAATGTTTTGTTGTCCCCAAACATCACTTCTCCAACAGCACTATTCATATCATCATCAAATGCCATATCCCACAGTGTTGGATATTGTTCTTCTATTGCATCAACCTGCTCTGGAACTCCGCTAAATTGTTCTCTAACGCTTGTAACAAATATTCTTGTATACTCGTTAAATTTGTTATCATTTGCTTCTGCCAATTCCCCAATAGTAGGAATATGAAACGTTACATTCTCGTTTATCGGTATGTCTTTACCAAGGATTACGTACGTATAATTAATCCTCATAGCCATACCTCCCAATAATTATTTAAAGTCATAGACCCTCATCATCATTTGATATCCACCGAATTTATTATTCTGTTCCCACAATTCAGATAATCCACCGATCTTAACTGTGCCAATACCAAATTGCCTAGAATCAGAAAATAAGTCATAAATTCTTGCGAGAATTTGATCTTGTCTCTGCCCCTCGTCAATGTCCATGATTTTATTGTCAACAAGGATATAGAAATATAAGTACCCCATTACAAAATCACTGGTGACATGATAATGGATTTCTGGGAATGAAAAATTCGAAATTGCCATACCAATAAAAGACTGTTGATCCATAACGACCCCAGGCTTATATCTAGTCGGGAAAATTCGCCGATTTTCATTTCCTTCGGTAACCAATTCGTATTTTTGTTCTTCCGTTAGCGATGGACGACTTAAAGCATCTGATGAGTTGTAATAGAGCAACTTAGCTAAAACATCATCCATAGCCATAATTTCCATCATCTTTTGTTTCCACTCACTAATCTTCATAATTGAAGATCTGTGTTTTGGAGTTTCGTCTGTAATTTCTAATGCAGGCACTCTCTCACCCTCTAAAACTTCTTGATTATCTTGATTGCAATATTCTGTATTGCACCATCGACTTTCGCAGCAATAGTAACTGTTTGACCCACTAATTTATAAACGTCTTTAATAGTTACTGTGATACTGTGGTTATCTTTTTCTTTTACATAAAATGGAGAATCCTCTAATGTTCCAATGATCCACTCCGACACTTCGGCTTGGGTCCCGTCAGAATTCATCGCTGTGTAGACATATGTATGCCCCAGTCGGGCTTTTTGTGTTCCTTCAATGTTCCATTCATTTGTCGACTTCTCGCCCTCAGAATGGCTGTCATGGTCTCCTGCGGGTATAGTATCGTCGTTACCTTTGTTACCGACATTCTCGGCATCCTTAGCGCCAGATTGCCAGTAATCAGCGATTTCTAACCCAGCATTATCTGTTTCATCGTTCTTTGTATCTTCGTCTAGTAACCAGTTAACCAATCCAGGACGAGATACATAATCAGCAAATTCAACCTTGTAGACTTGCCCAGCAATCCATAATCTTGTTCCAACAGTAATAGCTCTAGTTTCTGGCACATCTTTGATATAAACAGACATTTTTGCGTTGGCTACGGCAATATTTTGTCCTGAAAACGAAACACCCAATGTATAAAGAGTTTGGTTCTGTACATAGGCAGGCCAACCTTTGCCAAAGTTGCAAATCAGCTTACTGTTCTTGTTTGTCAACCACTTAAGTCGTCTGTTCGTATGCTTTATCTTCAATTGTTGATGGGTGGGAATGGTCTTATATTCTTCTGTAAAAACCATCCATGTTTCGTTCGCCCATTCGATATATGAACCGACACCAACTTCAACTGAATTTGGAACAACAACGTATTTGTCATCAGACAAATCTTTATTGTTACTTTGTGAATGGTCTTGGAAAACCGCTTGCGTTGGGACACCATCAATAATGCAATTATGTCGAGTCAACGTATCCCGATAGAACAAATTAAATTCCTCAAGTTGACGGTTATAGTTTCTTGTAACTCTGTTATCTCCGAGAACTTTTTGTTTTCTGCGATAAGATGTTGAAAAACTACTCATTTCATTTCTCCATAGAGCTCTGAGTTTGAATATTCCAAACGATTGATTTGCGCAGTAATCTCACGACTTAATTGCTTTTCCATATTCTGTAATCTGTCAATGTACTGATAACCTTGCACTGTTGTATAATCTCGGTCACCAATTGCTTTTCTCATCAATTCTTCGGAGTTCAAGTGTTCCCTAACCCATTCAAGTTTCATCGCTTGGGCTAAAAGAGTGATCTCAATCCTGGTCATCTTAAAGTTAAAACGCTTATTTTCTGGGTCATCATCCATGAAATCTTTAGCGATATAAGTGCTAAACATCAAACGACCCGCGTCCATATACCCGTAAAGGACATCTGCCAATTCATCATCATCCAATCTTGGAAGATCATATGAATCAACAGTATTCAAGAACGCCTTATAGACTTCTTCATAATATGTATATTTCGGGTCATTACTCTCATTTGCCATGAAAGATTCCCCTTCCAAACAAGATTTAGCGACCTTCTGCTGCACGAACCGATACATCAATATCGGCCCAGAAGTCTTCACCTCTGGTATTTACAAGGTCTTGTTTATCACGATCAGATAACCGCCGTTGCTTATACATTTCAACAGTCGTCATAATAACTGCGTTTCTTAAAGGTGTTTTTAATGCCTTCTTGAAGTCGTCAAGTTCAGAGTCTAAGCAGAAATCTGCTAACGCCTCTGCATATAACGCTTCTACTTCGTCAAACTCATCTTCTTCGAAACCTTCAACTAGCTCAAGATATGATTTATAGACATCAGTTAATCTCAATCCACGAACTACATCCATAATTGAAATGTCTTCCTCGGAGTTGACGTCAATTATTAATAAAGACATATTTTCAAAGTATTTCTTTAACTTTCTTGCTTCGGCATATGTGATATATTCTTCATCACCATTTTCTTCCAAAACAAAAGAAAGGGCCCCGTTATTTGATTCATAAGCAAATATTCCATATGTATTATTTGCCACTACTATTTCGGTTGAGGGGTCAATAATTTTGCGCTTCCGGCGCTTTTTCTCACGTGACATTCTCAAAACCTCTCTCTCGTACTTAGTCACTACAACTAAATAGGGAGTCGAACCCCATTCAGCTAAACGATTAGCCTAAGTCGGCCATACCGTACACTTTCATTTGAAGAGCCATAATTCCAATCCGTTCGATCGTCTTAAAGCCCATTTGTAAATCATTACGTCTTGTGTAATCTGGTTCAATTGTAATAGCATCACCTTCCATGACTACACCAACAATCTTTTCACCTTCTGGAAGAATCAAAAGCTTGTTGTCATCAAGGGCAAATTCATCTTTATTAACCTTAAATGCCTGTGGAATTTCATTTAACTTCAAGCCACGCACAACACCAAGGTAGCCCTTTTGATTTAATTCATCTTTCATCGATCCTGAGTAAAGGTTCACATTAGCCATTTCTGCTAATTTACTTAAAGCAGCCTTAGTACCGTAAACTTCTACATTACTGTTAGACTTGACCTGAATTCGTTCTGCTAACTTAACAATTTGATCAAGAGTTGCTTTACCAGTAATCTTGTCAGTTGCGTCAAGTAATGAGTAACTATCATTTAAGGCTTCTGCAATAGTTGCTTGAATATGATTAGTAAACGCTTGTGCAACCCGATCGATTAAGTCACTCCAATCAACTGTCCCGGTCATGAATTGATGAAGTTCTGTATATACAGATGCACCAAAGTCTTCTGTTTCAATTGAGTAATGAGTATCCTTAATTGTTTGCCGACGAATGTCTTGGTCACCAGCAGCTACACGACCAACTCGAATAGCCTTTGGATCTTTCACTTGGAAAATTGGCTTTTCACCAAGTGCAACTGTACGAACATCGGCAATGTTTGCAAATTGGTCAGTTAACAAACGTGGAACAACAGCATCAACTGCTTCTGAAATCAATTCGAAAACATCGTACTTATTCTTACCCCATGAAGTTGGAGTAAATTCACCACCAAGAGCATCTAAAATAGCGTTACGCATTGCTTCTTGACCTGAAACTTCGCCTTTTGTAAATTCCTTGTGGAAGTAGAGGTCGCGAGCAAATTTCATAAAATCATTCTTTTCCATTAATTTACCTCGTTTCCTTATTAGCGAATTGCGATTACAAACATGTCGCCGTAAAAACCTTGATTTTCTTCGCCAATAATTTGAGCGATACCGCGACCTTCTGCCTTCTTGAAACCTAATCCATCGTCACCAATGGTTAAGCTGTCACCTTTCTTAGCTCCAGCAACTAAATCCTTAGTTACAGAGATAACGTCACCAGAAATCATGTGGAATCCACGTCCTGTTTGACCTTTCTTAGTTACGTAATCTGCGAAATCTGTATTAGGGTCATACTTAGTAAAACTAGTTACAAGAAGTACATCTGCTTCTTCTTCCTTTGCTGCCTTTGTTGCTAAACGGCGTTCACCGTCTGCATCAAGAAGGCCCAAAGTTAACCATTGACCGTTCTTTAGATCTTCTTCGGCCACAACGCTATCAATATGCGCAGTAGCACTAATCTTGTCTAAAATAACTTCAGCCATTCTTTAACCTCTTTCTCTCATTTGATTAATATCGTTTACGGAACAGGTCATCTGCCGTTCCATAGCCAAAATCACTCTCTTGCTTAGCGTTGAAGTTCGTGGTCCGAACCCCTCCCCGCTTGGAGTGTGTAAATTCTTGTTTATTAGCTGAGTACATTGCGTAGGCAATTTCTCGTTCAACGTCTTCTACAGACATTTCTGTAAACTTGCCTCGGATATTCTTCATTTGTTCAGCTGTTAATGAAGCCTTAACCTCGTCCAATGCCTTCTCTTTCTTAGACATTTCGATGTTGTTCTTGTACTCAGTAAGTTCAGCGATCTTAGTTTCTAAATCAGCTAATTTCGCGCGATTGTCCTCAATCTTGTTTTTCTCTTCTTGAGTGACATACATTGAGAAAATCTCTGTTTTATCACCTAATTTGATTGAGTCATCAGCATTAACGCTGTATGCGATGCGGAACAGTTGTCTATTGTCGTTAGACCAGTTAACGAATTTGAAAATTCCGTAATCTTCAAAGATATCTACCGGCCAAACTCCTTCTACAACAATGTCGTCTTCGTATCTTTGGCGAACAGCACCGCTCAACGCACGCTCCCGGTCTGAAAGACTGAGTTCGAATTGGGAGAACTTATTCTTGTTTTCCTTGTCATCTTCCGCATCGTCGGAGTCAGGTTCGTCTTCCTCTTCGCCCTTTTTGAAAGCGCTTTCATTTTTGTTTAAAAAATTAGTATCTTTGTCGTCCTTCTTACTAGACATCTCAGCATTTTCATCAGTTGAATCACTGCTTTCACCACTTGCTGGTTCGGCACTTGTTTCACTTGTTGATGGCTTATCATCAGATGTAGAGCTGTCTGCTGAAGCAGGACTAGCCTTTGTCTTGTCATCCGCTTTTGCAGGTTCTGCGGCTGGTTTAGAAGCGCTACTGGTATTAGCTGATGAGGCAGGCGCAGCTGGTTTAGCCGGTTCAGTGCTTGCAGAACTTTCTGGCTCCGTAACCGTTGTTGCTACTGCTGGTTCATCATTTTGCTTTTTCTTAGTTGCCAAAGCTTTTTCTCCTTTCTCAGCCGTGAATTCGGCTAACATTTCTTCAAAACTCGACTTAAAGTCTTGCTTACTAAATACTGTTGATACCGTTGAACCAGTCATTGCAGGCGGTACATCGTCACCAAGAATACATAATCCAGTAAATACAGCATTGGTAAATACTAATCTTCCGCGATTATCTGTATAACCTTCAACGTCTCCCACTTCCATTGACTGTCCTTTAGAACCACTTGCATCATTGAAAAGTTCCATGGCATCAATAAATCTTGTCCAAAGATAACCATCAGTAACTAGCCATTCTTTGCCACCAGTTACTTCAAAATGGGCATTATTATCTTCTGGAACAAACCCATACGCATGAGTATTAAACTTAATTTTGAATTTCCCGTCTTCTAAAGATAGGTTCTTCTCATGTCCTCTAAAATCTTTATCACCGTTATCTTTTTCACCGATCAATCCTAAAATTGGAATGTGTGAAAGAGATGGGATCATAGTTTCAAGAACTTCTCGAGAGAAAATTGATTTATTTAAGTTTTCTCCAGTATGAGCGATATAAATTTTCACTTTTTGAAATCTAGAATCATTATTACTTTCAATTTCTTCAAAGTGAGTCGGTAAATTTACCGTAGTTACATCAATCATTTTTTAACCTCACCTATGCAGCATCGCTCAAACGATCAGTATCATCAGTTGGATTATCTGTTTCTGGTCGCCCAACGTTGCCTTTATTTGGATTATTTATATTGCTATTAGGTGATTTAACCGCTGTCTTCCCACTACCTGTTGAAGCTTCCTTACTTGATATGGTATTTGACGTTGGCTTAACAACCATAATTGAATCGATATCAAGTGCTTGTTGTTCAAAGGTTAATTGAGAGATTATTTGATCTGGTGTAAATCCAACAGAAGCCAAATAATCAAGTCTTGAACCACCGTAGCTAAGTTGATCTTTATAATTAGCAATATCTTCTTTTAAGGTGAAGTTTGATTCCCTAATGAACTTCAAGTTCCACGGAATCTTACTTTTCGTTTTTACCTGGCTAAGTTCAAAGTTGTAATAAGCTTCCAACATTGGAAATAAGTTTGTATAAATCCAATTGGAGTCCTTTTTAACGGATTCTTTTACGATGTTAGAACTCGTAGTTTTCCCACCAAATAATGATGAGCTGATACCCAGGTCATAAAATAATTGTTCTAATCCATTGTTCACAGTATCGTAAATTCCTTCATTACCCGATCCTTTCAATGGAATGTTGTCCAATGAAGAGGGACTAGTAATAGGCACAACCCCTTCTGGTAACCGTGATCTCATTTGATCATCAAAGTTCTTCGCAGTCTTTAAGTCTAAAGAAGGAGTCCCATTACTATCAGTTGGAATCTTAGAATGAATAATACGAACCGTATCGAGCTTATCTTTTATATCAATATTGTCTTTAGCAGCGTCTAGGGAAAGACTATCTGCCAATACGCTTGCAAATGGAGAAACCGCCGTTCCACCATTGTTGATAGCATTATGATCAAAAGTAAAAGCAACACCGTCGTCTGATACCATGTACCATTTACGGTCATACCAATCTTGATCATCGTCGCTTATGCCACCACCATGATATTTGTCGTAAGCTTGTTGAAGTTCATTAGGTAATTCATCGTATTGTTCTTGCTTTAATTTAGAAATGTCGATTCTAAATCTATACACTCCATTTTCTAAATTAGAAATACGACACCACTCAGGAGGGAGCTTCATATATGCTATTCCAGTAGAATCTTCGATCTTGATATAAAAGGTAACCCCATCTAGCAAGGTATCCTTAAAGAATTTTGGTGCCCAATAATTTATATTCAATAAATTTAATTGATATGCCACATCGATATAATCTTCTTGCATGTTGCCATCAATGGCATATTGCTTATTGCCCAAGACAGGATAAATTGAATAATTATATGTTGGATGAGCAACGTAATAGTCTATGACACCGCTTACAATTCCGCTGTTTAAATATGCTTGCCGTAAGGTTGCTGCTATTTGTGCAAAGTTATCAGCAGGTCTCTGTAAGTAGCTCTTAATATTACTTTTTTCGGTCGCTGCACTTGTACTTGGCTTAAACCGACTTTTTGGATCAGCTAAAACAGAAGCATATTCAGCATTTCTTCTACGGATAGCTGCTATATTTCGCTCATAGGTGCGTCGTTTCCCTCGCATATTTCTGCGTCTATTCGCCAAAACTCCACCGCCTATTTAGATCATAAAGTAGCTAAAATTGTCAGCTGCTTCTTCTTTTAAATCTTTTTCCAATTCATTTGCGTAGTAATTACAGTAGGCGATCGAACTATACCTATCTTTTGTTGTGGTTCCGACTTCGTAAATCTTGATATATCCAGTTCTAACGGTATATTCAAGGTTTACCAACTCATTGACTAATGCAGTTGCTTGAACATATGGATATAGAACTCTAATTTGTTCTTCGGCCGGCAACTTTCGATATTCCTTATCTTCCTGTAATTCTTCACGCTTTTGAATGTCATTCATAGGCAATTGTAGTTTTCCTGTTTCAATGACATTCTTTAGGGAAACTGCTATTTCATGGTTGAAAGCTGCATTTGCCTTAACCGTATATACACATTTAATTCCCTTAGTTTTTGTTCTATCATTTGTTTCGTCGTCATTAATACAAGCCCAAGCAGGATATTCTACATCGCGCTCTTTATCTGTAAGAACCGTTGTACAGGCGTCAAATACCCCTAAACCATTACCATTCGCATCCATAACTACATAATCGGCTTCAAAGTCGTAATATAGCTGCTTCAATCGAATTGCTAAGTTCTCTGACGATATTGATTCTTGAATACTTTCAAGATAAACAACCTGGCGCTTGTATTCGTCACCCTCACGAATTAACCTCATCAACGTAAATGCTGATGTATCGTTCTTAACAAGCTTATTTCCACCCATTAAGGCAATATCAAGGGCTACTATTCTAATTTCATTTACTTTATCGACACGTTTAAAATTCGACAACGTTCTAGGTTTAGATCTATGCTCATTTTCAACGAATTCTTGATTAGTAGGTGGTCTAAATGTCTTACTAACAGTTCGAGTTTTATTTAAAGGATCTAATCTAAAATATGCTTTATCATTTTCTCCAACAAATACAGCTTCGTATTCCATATCGAATGTAGTTTGATCAAACGTATCGCTTGTTCTTTCTGCATCGATCGCACTCTGAGATAACAAACCAGAAGCTATTGATAGCTGATAAGGTAACGCAACTGCGAAATACTTGCTATTAAGCAACGCCATTTTTGTTAGATAATCTTTGAACTCTTGATAAATCCAATGTGATTTATACCATGCAGAAGACATATAAATCTGTTTATTTTCTTCCTTAGGATAATTTTGGTATTCAGGTAATGATAAATACGGAGGCTGTCTATAAACATTAAGCATAGGCTTTAAAATTTTATCTAATGTATCTTTTTTGATAAGTCTGTGTTCGTCACAAATTAAAATATTACAACGTAGTCCACGAGAGCTTTCACCAGAAGTAGCTGCATATATATGAGAGCCACCTTTAAAATCCACTCTTGCTTCGTTGACTGAAGTCTTAATATTATCTTTCTTGTTCCCTATTTCATATCTAACAGCCGGTGACTGATCGTAAAAATCAACAATTTTTTGTGTGATAATATTTGCAGCCTGCCCTTTTGTACCAGAAGCTATTACTATTTTTGTCCCTGGATACAAAATACAGCGCACTATACAGTACAAAGCCACAAGAAAACTTTTTCCCTGTCCTCTTGCTGCAATGTACATAAAGAAATCAGACTTATTCATCATATAGAACAGTATCTTCTGATATAATTTTAAATTAATACCTAGATAATCTCTTACGAAAATTTGTGGATTCCTACGCCAGTAGCCAACCCACTTCATTAAATTTCGCTCTCTCTTTTGAAAATAACTAGATTTGCTACTACTCATTGAGGCTCTCCACCTCTTTTTCACTCGCTAAACCTAAAGTTTTTTTCATTGCGAGAAAGAACCATTTAGTAATATATTTTTCTAGTCCTTCTGCATCTTTATATCTATCATCGTCAGGAATAGGCTCATGGAGTTCCCAATGCTGAACTCTCTCTGTAATTGACTTTCCACTGTCATCATTTCCACTAAGAACTGCATCAAATCCTAAGTCCTTAGAATCATCCGAATATGCTTTTCTTAATGCCGTGATCGCCTTAGAATCACCATCTTTAAGTGCTTGATCAAAGGCATCTTTTAATTTTACATTGGCAACATATCTCTGAATTTCAAATGCCGTTGTCGCTGGCTTTATTGCCATAAGTCCCTGTAATACACTCTCAAAATATGCATATTCTTCTTCTGTGTAATCTTTCCCCCATCTTCGTTCTAATTCTGGGGTTATATCGACTGTTTCTGTAGCGTTATCCGTAGTAAATATAGAATCAGAGAATGTTTCAAACTTCTTATAAGGAGCTAATTTCTTAAGATATTTTCCAAAATCTGGATTCTTACTATTTCTTTTAACGTCAATATATAAATTTTTAACGAACGGTATATTAGCTAATTGTGCCATTTCAATAACTGATTCTTCTCTATCAAAATCGGCTACATTATTAGCGCAATCACGACAAATGGACAACTTATCGCCAAGTAATAAGTTCTTGTGTCTCAAAAGTTGGTTAGACCTTTTTTCTTTACCACAGATGACACATATCTTTCCCGCCATTGACTCACCTCTCTACTTTATAATTGCTTCGTGAGTTTGTGCTAGATTTCTTAATATGTGAGCATACCGGTCAAGGTCTGCCATGTTATGAATTGATAGTTCTTCGCACGCTTCAATTTCGTCCATTTTTCTAAGCACGAACTCAACATGCTTCCTGAGGGCGACATCAATATCTAAATTCATATGATTGTCCCCTTCGTCACATAACTTACGCTCGTGTAGTTTTCACAACAGACAATAATCTCAGTTTCATTTTTTATTTGTTATTAAGGAGGTTTTCACTGGTTATTATCTGCTTTGAAAATCACACGAGCGCTTCCGTGTGACATTATTTAGTTCGGACTGCTTAACCAACCCAACAGCCCATTCGATCGTGGGTTTTTATAGTTCCATGGACTAACGGATGAACTGTTAATTTAATTATTCAGCAATCTTCTTTGATAGAGTTGCCTTGTGTACGTGATGTGCTGGAACTTCAATCAATTCACCAGTTACACCAAACACACGCTTATAAGCTTCTTTATACTTACTTTCAAACTTAGCAAAGCCTGTAATGTTTACTGACTTGTTATCCTTCATAATGGACTTGATACCATCAGTAAAGGCGTCCACAATCTTCTTAGCTTCAACCTTTGTAGTTTCTTGTTGTGTTGCAATAATTTGAATTAAATCTTTCTTGTTTAACATATTTTTTCTCTCTCGCTCTCTTATTATTGTTAAAATGTTTATTTTATACGGTGAGGATATGTCAGAGTCGAACTGACTAATACCCTTAATCCTCATAACTCCGCGGTTCGCAACAACCGCGAAGAAAAATGGTACAAACGCAAGTATTTTACGACTAAGCAGATAATTTATTATCTACTTCCTCATTAAGACAAGCGCACCCTTCATGTGCGCGCAACTTTTTTAAGGCATTTTTGCAAATTCTTGTTAATTTTTTTGAAACATTCTGATGAGTAACACCATAAATAACGCTTATTTCATTAATTGATCTTTTTCCATCAAAATAATTCAAGAATATTTGATCAGTGTTTTTTGTACAGCCCATCCAAACAATTTTTTGTAATTCTTGCAAATTTCGTAATAAATCAAAAGAATAATCTTCAAAATTTAACCTTTTCAGATCCTTGTGAAGCCCTAATTTAATAAAATTTCTTAAGTCATTAACTTCTAAATTGTTTGTATCAAATAAGCGTTCAATATATTCTTTTTTATTTTCCTGATTTTTTATTTCATAATCCTTTGACATAATCGGATTAACCCAATCATCAATCTGCGCAGTTAGCAATGTGGCTTTAGCCATTCTTGTTCTGTAATAATCATAATCACTCGCATAAAATGGATAATCTGTTTCCTTGGGATTATCTATATTGCGCCCGTGTACTAAGTATTGAACAATTCGATCATTGAACCAGCCCGAATAGCTTTCTGCCATTGTCTTACCCTTATCGATATCATCACGATTAAATTCCTCAAAGAAGTTGGGGTTCAATTCTTTATCAATGTTCTCTTTTCTCTCTTTGTACGTCATTAATTCAGTTTTAAATAGTGTTTTGTTCACCTTGTCTTTGTATCCCCTCTCTTTATATCAAATAAATTCATTTTAGTATTTTCGTTGTGATTATTTTCAAAAAATAAAAACCGTGTTCGCTGGTGTTATTGTACCAAGAACACGGTGGGCAGGTCACAGATCTGCATCTACCGGTAACGTTTTTTTGAAAAGTTAAGCGATCATTTATATTAGTCGCCAAAGAAAATATGCTCCGCCTCCGCGCGGGGCATATAGTTATTCTTATATATTATTCTTATATATTATTCTTATAATGTGTAAACTTTTGAGTGAACTAAATACACCCAAATCTTTCCATACTACCCTGAACTTTCTTCACCCAAATCTTTACGTCCCCTCTAATTTTGAGTGAAGAAAATACACTCAAATCTTTTCATAGCGTAGGAACAGCGTTTGTAGCATTAAACTATTCGACAATCTCTTTGATGAAGCCGCGATCGTATCGAGCTTTGATGTTTATAACCAACCTGTCATATTGGACAATATCTGAATAGTATTGTTTCCATGGATCATCCATACTAGCGAGTTTACATTTGAAATAGGCTAATACATAATTTTCTCTTAGCCATTTAAGGTGATTGTTCATGGATACTTTGCTAAGACCTAACATTTTACTTAAAATCATTGGCGCCCTCTCGATAACGAACGTGCCTGTGCTGCCCTCAAATATTAGTGTCCTAAATGCTGCGTAAATCGCTAATTTTCGCAACATCTTCTTACCCGTGAGGTTTCTTAGTATCACTTTTATACCAGGGGCGTAAAGTTTTGCAAATCCACCGTCTAAGTCATTTTGTGGTATCTTAATAGCTTGTTCTCCAAGGGTGTTCACTATTCTTTCAAGAAAACCATGATCTTCTAATCGATTCAGTCTCTCATCAATATTTCCGACTATTTCCCTGTATTTACCTTGAAGCTTTTGAGGCCGATAAATCATTTTGTAAATAGATAGTGAATCGATTCTATCTATTACTCCGATCCCATCATTTTCTAAGGATTGTCGTGACCTAGTGACAAGAAAAACGTATAAGCCAATGTCATCTATATCGAGAGCATTATCATTGAAAATTTGTTTCCCGACAGTTGCAAATGTTTGTGTATACAATGTTTTATTTTTCAGTCTATTGTATTTATTAATTACTGTGTCGTATCCCATGTATTCCTCCTTACAATCAATGATTTACGAGACTATTCAACAACTCTTTTTACATACCCTTTACGTAGTCGGTATTCAACATTCTCTCTCAACGTCTTATAATCATATATATCCGAATAGACACATCTCATTGGTTTATCCACTTGCGGTAAAACGACTTTAAAATATGCTAAGACATAATTAGTCCGCAACCATTGTAAATATCGATTAACCGTTCTTGGATCACTATTAACATAATTCGCCACATGCCCTAATGGCATATCGAACACTTTTTTACCGGTATCCACTTTAGATCTTTTTCTTCTTTCAGATATACATAATCTTAATGCGGCATAGGTAGCAAGTAACTTTAATGTTTGTCTGCTCGATGTTCCGTTTGTTATTATTTTTGCGTTAACTACATTTATTAATATAGACGATTGTTTATCGTCGATTTCTGACATAGCTATAATTGGATAGCCCATTGATGTGAATCTTTTGATATAGCCCAACTCTTCTAAATGTCGGAGCATTTTTTCAATATTATCGACTGTTTTTCTATACGATCCACTTAGCCCCTTAGGCTTATATATTCGCTTATATAGGTCAAGAGCTTTGTAATTGGTTACAACTCTTTTGCCGTTGTATTCTCCAACCCTCCCACTTATAAATACTAAATAAGCATACAATCCAATCTCGTCAATGCTAACATTTTTATCGTTAAATATTCTCTTGTCGATTGCCAATGTCATATTGGTTTTAGGAAGGTCCGTCAATTTATCATCGTTATCGTACTTATCTAAGATATCCATTTGATTTCCTCCGCAGCATTATTTACGTCGATACAATAAGCACTGCATACCGGAGTTAGTAAGATTTAATAGCGGAATTTGCGAGCCAGTGTTATATCAACGTTCTGGAGGCACTATATCAAATTTCGCATAGGCAAGTCACAAAATTGCACCTATCGGTAACACTTTTTTTGAAAAAATTGGTACAAACTAATAACCTAGCTTATACATTGGAATTACAGGCTTTCTTTTTGCCTTTTCTGCACTACGACGTTTGATTTCTTGTAGACGAGCGTAGAACTCTGGATCGTTTTGGCGCATTTCTTCTTCGTCTTTTTTAATCATAGCATTTACTTCTTCTTCAGACATAAAGCGTTTTGACAGAGATTTCTTGTAACCAGTAAACGCATTTTTTACGTTATTGTTGTAGAAGTTAATCATATCTTGGGCACACTTGTCCCCTCGTTTAAGAGCATTGGTAATGGCAGCTTTGATATATGCGATAGCATTAGTAACCTTATGACCTTTACTACTTGTAATTACGTAGTTAACCATGTCTTCGTTAGATTGACTGATTAGAGAATGTAGTTCAATAGCCATAGGCTTTGTAATAAAGCCAAATACATCAACAAATGAACTCTTTATCTTTTCTGGTAAAGAGTGATATGGATTCTTGTTTGATTGATTGGGTTGAATTTCATTTTCTTCACGCGCACACGCGTTATTATCCAAACCATTATTATTTAAAAATACATGAGATAAACTAGAGTGAGATAAACTAGTATTCCCTTTTTGGTCACACGTGTATTCCTGTTGGGACTTCACGGTCATATCAATGGTTTGAGAAGATAATTTAAGAGTTTTACTGAATTCAAGCTTGGATGCAATAGTCCAGTCAGAAATATTTTTTCGAACAGTAATCGTGTGATTTTTCCACGGTAAAAGAAGCTCAACATTACTTGGTGTTTGTTGAACTGGGTAAACATAGATTTTGTAACCCTTAAGTCCTTCACGAACAATCTTAATTAAATTCTCTGATTCTAATTGCTTACGAAATTTACTAATCATTTTGGCTGTTGTGTGAAGCACCTTGGCAGCTAATTCATTAGTAAAACGAATAAAGACTCCCATGTCATCAACAAATGCTGTGTTCCCTAAACGAGCGTTATTCATAGAAGCAGAATAGCGGTCAGCGTAAAGAGCGTACAACATCATTGCACGGGAGTCTAGATTCTTATATTTGGGATTTTCGAGTAAATCTAGGTTGATACCTAGAAATGCTTTTTGGTTATTCATTGTTTTTCTCCTAATCATTTATTTGAAAATGAGTATAAGAAAACAAGCTCAACCTATTGATTAATCGACAAAGTATGGTATTATAAATACATACAAACTAATGAAAAAATGTCTGTCGATCTAACCAAACGCCTAATGGTTGGGTCTTTTTTTATACTCTTTATTCAGTTGTAATAGTCTTTAAAGGGTGCCTAATCCTTCTCAAACTTGGTTCGCCTAAAATACCACTTATTGTGGTATGTAATATAAGATACCATACCCGAATTTAAATAGCAATATAACAATAATGTTCAATATATTTTGCGTGGTTCTATTAAATCACATTTAAACAGCACTATCTAACGAATATATACTTTGATAGTGGGTTATTTTCGGGTAGATATAAAATTGTTTTGTGTTATAGATAACTCTCACGTGTAACACATTTAGATAGTTTGTTTGTTACAAGTAGATAATCCCATCAAAAAGCTAAAAAGTCAATAGATATTAATAAGTCGTGTATATCCCATTATATATAGTATTAAACACATTATATATAATGGGATATGTTTTATACATAATTTATAATTAATAATACATTTAACATTATATATAATGTTGATAACACTTAACACTTTGCATTAGTTTTTATGTGATTTATATAATATACATTACATATTACACTTAACACAATCCGAAAGGTTTGGTATTATAGTATTTAATAAATAGGCGAGGTGAAATTGAAATGAGTGCGAAAGTGATTTCAATGTGTAATCAAAAGGGCGGTGTTGGTAAGACCACGACCACTGCATTGGTAGCGTATAGTTTGGCAAAAATGGGAAACAAGGTTCTATTAATTGATTTTGATCCACAAGCAGATTTGACAACATTGATGGTAAAGACAAAGAGTCAAAAGTCTGATGAGATTTTGTCGTTTAACAAAACGTTGATGAGCGCTATTAAAGATAATGAAAGCTTGGATAATGTTACAGTTCAGGTAATGGATAATCTTTATCTTGTCCCAACTGCTAGTGATTTTTATCTATATCCTAGATACCTTGAACATGCTTATCTTAATGAAAAAGAGCGTGTCGCATCTTTTAAAAACAAGTTAAGTGATATAAAGGACAAGTATGATTATATTTTTATAGATGTTAGCCCTACGTTAAGTTTACAAAACGATACAGCCTTGTATGCTTGTGATGAATTAGTAATTGTCCTTCAAACTCAACAAAGAGCTTTTGACGATGCAAAAGACTTTATTGAATATATCCAAGACGACATAATTGATGAGTATATTGCTGACACAGAAGTATTAGCAGTTGTTCCTGTTTTATCTAAAGACAATGCTAAAGTCGATCAATCGATTTTGGAAAAAGCAAGAGAAGAATGGGGAGCCGACGTCTTTAATAGTCATATTAGGATTATGGAAAGAGCTAAAAATTATGACGTCACAGGTATTACAGAAGATAGAGATGCATGGGACAAGAAAACCCTCAATGTTTATAAAGAAGTTGCAGTTGAACTTTTAGAACGTATTAAGGAGGCACATGAATAATGGCAATATCAAAGCCAGCTGATAAATCAAAGAATTCCTTGAAAAATAGTGAAGTAAATGCAAAGGCCTCATTTAAGGAAACAACAAAAAAAGAAGATATACTAACAGATAATAAAGAAGTTTCTTTTCCGGTTAATATACGTGTTGATAACCATATTCGCAATAAGGTTTCTGCTTTAATTAATCTCGGCGTTGCAAAAAATACAAAAGCAGTTGTCGAACATATGATAGAGAGTGAAATTGCCAAATTGAGTGAAAGTGAAAAAACTCGATTCGATAGAATGTATAATATTTTAGAACAGAAGGACTACATGGCTAAAACGATGGAAAAATAGAGGATAAACGCCTGATCTAAAGGCGTTTATTATTTTTACTTCATCAAACTATCAATAAGTGTTAAATGTTATTACCATTATGTTAAATATATAGTATAATTAACATAATGGTAATAAATTAGGAGGAATAGAAATGAGTAATAAATCCAAGGAGACATTTGAATTTATCTCGCAACTAAAGGAAATTATTAATGATTATGAAGCGGAGATGGATAAAAAGAATATTGACCTAGCCGAATTAAAGGGATTGAAGTCTGGGAAAATGATCAGAGTATCGCAACTAACACACAGAAAGCTAAGTCTCTTAAAATTATTTTATAAGTGTGATACATATGAAGATCTGATCAAGCGAATAATAGATACTCCTGTCAGCCTTCTTGATGATAAACATCGTTCTGCATACGATCAATTGTTGAAGGGATTTATTGAGAAGAAGAAATGATTCATAAGTCAATTGAAAATAATTGTAATTATTGTAGATTATGTATTACTAAGTAATACTTATATATAGTTTTATTATATATAAGTATTACAAAGTATGATATAATATGATTATATTATAAATTGGAGGTAGAAATAATGGTTGAGAAGGTTATGAGAGTTGCGAATGATTTGGGATATGGTTCTGTTAAAGCAAATGTCGATGGTGAAAATGTTAAATATCCGTCAGTTATAGCAGCAGAACGTCCACAAGATGTACAAGCTCCTATGGAATTTGATTCTAAACAAGATCAAGATATATATATGAAGAACTTTCTTAATAATATGGATGTTAGTGTGTCAAGTAATGTAGTAAAAACCTCTGGAAGGTTTTTGATTGGTAATGCAGCTATTGACAGTGGTCTATCTATGAGAGCTTTTGATGTTAATGACTTTACTGGTAAATCAGAAACAGATTTAGCAATTATTCTTACTTTAAGTTTGATAGCTGGAAAGAAAGTAAAAGAAGCATATGAAGCTGGACAAGACTTAAAGGAGACTCTAAAGGTAAAAGTTAATATGGCGACTGCGTTACCTATTTCAGAAGGTAAGGTTAATAATGCAAAAGATCGTTACAAAGAACGTTACATGGGTAGTACGCATACAGTGACTTTCCATAACTTTAAAGACCCAATTAATGTAACTATCGAATTTAATAAGGTATATGTTGCATTAGAAGGTGAAACAGCCCAAATGCTTATTTGCTCCGATTATGATGGATTAACAGATAAAATTAAGGAAGACTTTGATAAGAACTATTCAGAAATGAAGGATGAAGTTGAAGCTGACGACCTTATTAATTCACGAAATGTACTTGGTATTGATATCGGAGAAGGGACTACTGATGTAGTAGCAATCATTAACGGTAAAGCTAATCCAGCAGCCTCAGCTTCCTTACCACAAGGCTATGGAAATGTATTACAGGATGCAGTACGTGTTCTTCAAGATCAA